CGCGGGACAGCGACGGCAGGCGCTGGGTCAGCAGCCCGTGCAGGATCGCGGTGACCAAGCCCGATGCCCCGACGCTGACCTTGAGGTACTGCGCGGCGGACGGGAGGTCGGCACAGTCCACGTAGAAGCTCGCCGTGCCGGACGCGATGACGACCGTGGATGCCGCTGCCTGGGTTGCCTCCACCCACGCCGCACCGCCCGCTGTCGACGTGTTGGTGAAGTAGTGGGTGATGCTCGCCAGCGGAGTTGTCGACCCGTTCTGGGTCGCTGCTGATGCCAGGGTGAAGGTGTCGTTGCCGGTGACAATGAACTCCACCCCGGCGCAGTCCTTAACCGAGATGAGCGTGCCCGCCGCGATCGGCACGACGTTGAAGATGCGGCCGAGGCCTTCCATGCCCATTGCTGCCTCCTTAAAGGCCTTGATCCGCTATCAGGCGTGCGGGGTGTCGAGGAGAACGACCGGCGACAGCGTGTTGCTGGAGCCGTTCTGGGGGGTGATGGCGCTCTGCTGCCAGATCCGGCCGTCGAGCCGCTCGATCACGCGGTAAGCGACGAGGTCCGAGGCGAACAGGTATTCCTCGCTCGTGGCGATCTGCATGCTCTGCCGGTCGCCCAGAAGGTAGTAATCTAGGTCAATAAAGGACAAAGCGCCCGAAGTGGTCGTGTTGCCGCTGCCCGAGGACGGCATCTTCTCGCTGACGATCAGCGGCCGGCCCATGAGCCGGTAGTTGATGCCGTCGCCCCGGCCGCCGCCCGGCGTCTCGATGGCCTGCATCCCGGTCAGCCATCCCGGAGGCGCGACCGCCTGGGTGGTACCCGCCGAGACGGGGGTGACGGCCATCTGCAGGAGCTGGAGCAGCGCGTCCGGGGAGCACAGCCAGACCGCGCTGTTCAGCGACGCCGGCCACATCCGCGAGTACATCGTCGCGATATCCGTGAAGTCGATCTTATTCGTGGTGTCGGAGTTCAGCTTGATCGCGGCCGGGCTGTTCAGGAACCCCTGCGGCTCGCCCACGCCGGTACCCGAGATGAACGCGACGTCCTCGAACCACGCCATGGCGCGGGGGAAGAACATGTTGAACCAGGTGTCCAGCGGGGTAACGGCGTCTTGCAGAAGCTCGTTCGGGATGGTCGTGTAGGCGGTCAGCTTCCTGGCCTCCAGGTCGACCCGTCCCCACCTCGGCGCCGAAGCTGCCAGGGTCGCGCCCTCAGCGGTCCAGTAGGCCGCCACGCCGCCGTAGACGTTCGAGCTGTGGTCCTTGTCGTCGATCGCGGGCAGCGGCACGCGCAGCGAGTCCATCGGGATGACCCGCGCCCTCGGCCTGATCACGGCCTGCTCCAGGGCGATCATCAGGATCTCGGAGCGCAGCACCTCCGGCACCAGGAAGCCGCCCTCGGCCGGGATCCGCTCGGCCATTCCCGCGTTGGACGGGCGGCCGTGCAGCAGCGCCTCGAACAGCTTGCGCTTGTACTCCTTGACCTTCTCGACGGTCTCGGCGTCGCCGGCGTCCTTCGCCCTCGGCTCGGCCTTCCACATCGTGTACAGGAAGGCCCGCATGCTCTCGGCGTACGGCTCGTCGTCGAACGGGGCGCCCATCGCGTTCGGGCTGAACGCCATCTGCTGCTCGGCCTGCCACTCGGCGTCCGGCATCCTGCGCTTCGCCCTGGCGATGGAGGCGGCCATGCGCCGGTCCCGCCGGTTCCCCTGCGGCGCCCCGCCCGGCCGGAACCCCGCCGACGGGGCGTAGCCCTGCTCGGCCTGGTCGCGGAGGAACTCCTGCAGCCCGAGCTGGGTCTGCTCGTGGAACCGCTTGATGGTCTCCTCGTTGACGGCCGCGAACTTCGCGACGTAATCCTTCACCAGGCCCGGGAAGGTGCCGTCGGTGAGTGCCGCGCCGAGCCGGTCAGTGTCGTGGAGCAGCTCCTCGAACTCGTCCTGGTCCTGGGGAACTGCGGTCTGCCCCTTCATGCCGTTGCCCCTTTCAGAGCCTCACTGAGCTGGTTGCCGAGTTGCTCCAGGTCGATCCCGGAGAGGTCTAGGCCGGCCTTGTCGTCGGTGCCGTCGCCGTCATCTGTGCCGCCGGCCGCGGACTGGTGCGACCTCAGGTGCGACTCGGCCGCGGACTTGTTCTTGAGGCCCTCCGCCTGCCCGAGGCGGCCGAGTGCCGCCGAGACGCCGTGCGCGTTCGGCGGGTCGCCCGCGTGCTTGTGGTGGGGCAGCGACCAGTGGTCCTGCGTGCCCGGGTCGCCGTCTGTCTTCTCGCCCGCGCAGATGGCCTTGAACGCCGCTGCGGGGTCGTCCTGGGAACTCGCCCACGACATCGCGGCCGGGCCGTCCCACGGCGTCTCGTCCACCACTGCGGCCAGGATCTGGTGGCCCATCGCGTCGGTCAGGGGCTTGCCCGGCACCGGCTTGAGCTGCTTGCCGTCCTCGGACCAGTAGTCGTGGTCGGTGTCGCCTTCCGGGCAGGCGTCGCAGTCCCCGTCGCCGTCCGGGTCGTACTTCTCGTGGTCGCCGTGCATCGGCTTCTTGTCCGCTGCGGCGATCTCGTCCCTGGCGATGGCACGCACCTGGTCGGCGGTCAGCGAGTCAGAGGTCCCGGCGTCCTTGCAGCACTGGTGGCCGAGGTCCGCGCACGTCTTCTCCGGCGTCGCGCCGTGGTCCTGCGGTTCCGTGCCGCTGGCGGCCGGGGCCGGGTCGCCCTGGTCCCCGCCGGGCGCCCGGGCGGCGTTCTCCGGCCGCTGCCTTACCGCGACCGGCATCTCCCGGAGCCTCGCGGCGATCCGGCCGGGGACCGTCGTGAACGCGGCCACGTCCAGGCCCGGGGGAAGCTCGGCGCTGCCCTTCCCCACCTCGTCGGCCAGGCCGTCCGCGACCTGCTCCTCGGCGGTGTACCACCTCTCGGCCTTCATCACCGCCCGCCATGACTCGGCGGTGCCGCCGGCCCGGCTGGCGTAGATGCTGGCGATGTTGTCGCTGACCTTGTCCAGCGTCCCGGCCATCCGCGCCATATCCGAGGCGTCGCCCATGCAGCCGCCGAAGGCGTCGTGGATCATCTGCATCGAGCCTTCTTGCGCGACCCGCTTCTTGCCTGCCTGGAAAATCACCGAGGCGATGGACGCGGCGATGCCGTCGTTGAAGGTCGCGGTGTCGCCCGGGTGGGAGCGGATGGCGTTGCCGATCGCCACCCCGTCGAACACGTCCCCGCCGCCGCTGTTGATGTGCACTTCCAGCGCGCCGCGGACGGCTGACACCTGGGACACGAACTCCTGGGCGCTGATCCCGCCGGACCAGCCGTAGTCGCCTATATCGTCGTAGACGTCCACTCTGGTGACGCCGCCGTCCTCGTCGCGGATGCGGCACTTGAGGGGATAGACGGGTCCGGTCATCTGATCGCGGCCTCCCTCAGCCCGGCCCATCCGGCCGCCGCCTGCGGCTCGCTGAACGGGTACGACGTGCGCTGGTCGCCGTGGGTCGCGGTGACCGCGCCGAAAGTGACCGGGAACGCGCTGATCCGCCCGACCGGGTCCGGGCCGGCGGGGTCCTGGTAGCAGATCGTCATGTGCGGCGTGAACCCGTGCTCCGAGGGCAGCCCGATGCCCTGCGCCTCCAGCAGCGACTCGGCGTCGCGGCGCAGCGCGTCCACCGCCGGGGAGTCGGCCAGGGCGACGATCACGTCGCCGTCCTCGCCGCCCGTGAAGCGCGCGTGGCCGGACACGGTCCCGGTGACCGGAGGCCGGGCCGACAGTGCCTGCGCGACCGACGAGAGCGCGGCCGTGTCGATATCGGCGGCGTCGCCCGTGTAGGCGAGCGTCAGGTGCATCTCACCCGGCGGCAGCCCGGCCTCGGTCGCTAGCTTCGCCGCGACATCGGCGGGCGGGTAGAGCGCGAGCATGCACGAGCCCGAATAGTCCGGCTGCGGCACGGCACTCCCTGCCGCGAGCACTGCGAGGTCATCCCAGACGGCGGTCACCTGGCACCCGCCAGCGCGTTCCAGGCGGCCATCTGCCGCTCCAGCACGTCCCACGGGGGCAGTCGCAAAAGGTTCTGCGCACTGCCGTCCTGACCCTGGTCATCAGCCATGCCCGGCGCGGGGAGGAAGGCGTTCGGGCTGCCCACCGGAAGCCCGCCGGGCGGGGGCGCGGTGATGGTCTTCATCGCCGGCAGGCCGACCACCGTCGTTACGTCTGCCGGGTCGTAGCCCGCCTGGCACAGGTACAGGGCGGACTGGGCCTTGCCGAGCAGTTCCTTGTTGTCCGCCTCCCGGTTGACCGGGGTCGGGTACACGAAGTCGAACTCGACGTCGTTCTCCGCGCCGAACCTCGGCAGGTACTGGAAGTTCAGGACGTCCCGCCACCTGCGCAGCCGGGGCGCGACCTTCCACGCGGCGAAGATCTCCTCGCCGGTCTGGGCGTTGGCCCGGTTCACGTCGTCCACCAGGCCGGTCATGATCTTGTGCATGCCGGCGGCCTCGCGGATGCGGTCCCCCCCGGTGCTCATGAGGTTCGCGAAGTCCATGTCGCGGGGCGCGGTGGATGTCGGCACCCAGGTGACGCCTTCCAGGACCGCGACCCGGTGAGCCCTGGACACTCCCCGGTGCGCTTCCCGCCACCGGTCGGTCAGGTCGTCCCATTCCTCGTCGGACACCTGGTGGTCCACGCTCAGCACCCCGTCAGGCCGGGCTGAGTTCTGGAAGAAGTTCCGGTTGTACTGCGCCGCGTACCTCACGGCGTCGATCTCGGTCAGCACCGACTGGACCGGGCCGGTGCCGCCGTAGGAGTCCACCGGGTCCGGCAGCGGGTTGTAGATCACCTCGTCCGGGGTCAGCGCGACGACCTCGCGCCCCCCCGGGGCCGTGTACAGCCAGCCGAGCAGGTACTTGTCGGGGTCCGGGACGGGCTGCATCCGGTCCGGGCGCACCGGCCAGATGCCGGTCGGGATGCCCATCTGGGAGGTCAGCACCAGGTGGCACTTGCCGGCCAGATCCTGGTAAAGCTGGGAGATCTCGAACAGCCGGAACCGCGACCAGTACTTATTCGGGCTGGACAGCAGGTTCAGCGCCGCGTGCTGCAGGACTTCCACCCGCTGGTCGGAGCCCTGGTCTGAGGTGGTGTACCGGCGCCGGCCGTCCAGCGGCTTCTTGCGGAACAGCACCCACTCCGGCCCGGCCGTGGCCGAGGCCAGCAGCGACATGTTGCTGTAGACGGTGCCGTTGGCTCCGTAGGCCCGCAGGAACGCCTCATCCGGCGCCCCGGCGCGGTGCGCGGCCGATGGCATCGACCAGACGCCGGTCTCGGCGAGCGGCACCGGGGGCTTCGGGTCCGGCCTGGCCAGCGCCTTGCCGATGAGCGAGCCCACGTCAGCCCGCTACGTCGAAGTGCAGGGCCAGGATGCTCGCGCCCAGCACGAACCAGCCGCCGTGGTGGAACACCGTGAACCCGCCCAGGTCCGCCGCCGTGAGTGCCGCGGCGGTCATGACGTGCTGCCTGGCCGCGGTGACGACCGTGGCGATGCGGGACCGGGACCGGGGCGAGCGGGACCGTACGGCGATCGCCGATGCGAGCTTGGCGAGAAGGGGCCGCCCATCGGCGGCGGGAATGGCCGCGGCGGTCACGAAGAAGCCGCCCGCCGGAGCGGGGCAGGAACCGTGACGACCGCCACGCAGACCTCCATCACCCCTCGGGCGCCGCGCGACCGCGTGACATCCCTAGCAGAGCATATTGGACTTCTGTAACACTGACAACACCAGTCACAGACGTCACATCGGCGGCTTAAACGGAGGCGGCAATGGCGGCCAGGCGGTGAGAGCGGTCCGCGACGCCGGCGGCGACCTGCTCACCCACGTCGCCGCGACCCTGGACGCCCTCGGCGACAAGCTCACCGGGGCCGACGACGCGGCAAAGCACCTAGCCAGGAAGTACGCGGAAGTCATCGACACGTCCAATGGTCACTGCCAGGCATGCGACGACCCTGAATGCAGGCGCGCGAGCACCTCGGCCTGGAGCATGCGCTGGCTCGGGCCGCTGCTGCTGGACTGCCTGGCCCAGCTCGGCGCGACACCGGCCGCGAGGGCGGCGATCACCAAGAAGGACAAGCCGGCCGCGGGCGGCCAGAAAAGCGGGCTGCAGGCGCTGCGCGACTCCTGGACCGCTTAGCCCGGCCCTGCCGTGAGCACCAGGACCGCGCCCAAGCGCACCCGCTGCACCAAGGACGGCTGCCGGAGGCTGGCAAAGCCCGGCCGGAAGCGGTGCGAGGACCACAAGCCCGGGAACCGGCCCCCGGATAACCGGCCCGCCACGCGGAAGGTCTACGGCTTCACCGAGGCCCGGATCGCAACCCCTCCGCTGCGCCCGCTGACGCGGGAGACGTCGCTCGGCTGGGAGGTCATCGACTTCGCCCGGCTCATCGGCGAGCCCCTGCTGCCGTGGCAGGAATGGGCGGTCATCCGGGCACTGGAGACGCTGCCGGACGGGTCGCTCCGGTTCCGGACAGTCCTCATAAAAGTTGCCAGACAGAACGGGAAATCGGCGCTAAAGCGGGTAATAACGCTCTGGCGGATGTACAAGTACCCGCGATGCCGCGTCCTCGGCATCGCGCAGGACGTCTCCCTCGCCCGCGAGCAGTGGACTCTCTGCCAGGACACCATCCACGCCTGCCCGGACCTGGAGGAGGAGTTCCTCAGGCCCCGGAACGTCAACGGCGACGAGATGTTCTGGCTTGCCAACGGCTCCCGGTACGCCATCAAGGCGGCCAACCGGCGGGCCGGGCGGGGCGGCTCCAATGACGAGGTCAACGTCGACGAGCTCCGCGAGCAGAGGGACTGGGCGGCCTGGGGAGCGGTCTCCAAGACCACGATGGCCCGCGCCGACGGCCAGGTCTGGGCCATGTCCAACGAGGGCGACGACGAATCCGTCGTCCTCAACCAGCTCACCGACGTAGCCGACGCCGGGACCGACCCGACGCTCTGCCGCCTCGAATGGTCCGCGCCCGAAGGCTGCGAGCTCGACGACATCACCGGCTGGCGGCACGCCAACCCCGGTCTCGGCTACATCATCACCGAGGCGGCGATCAGGTCGGCTCTCGCCACCGACCCTCCCGAGGTCTTCCGGACTGAAGTTCTCTGCCAGCGGGTCAGGAACCTGTCCGGAGCGGTCGACATGGCCGCGTGGAGGGCGTGTGCCGACGAGATGGGCACCATGGCCGCGCTCCGCGACCGCATCGCCGCGGTCGTCGACGTAGCCCCGGACGGCAAGCACGTGACCCTGGCCGTCGCCGCCATGCTCGACGACGGACGGCCCCGCATCGAGATCGCGGGCGCGTGGAAGAGCACCGCCGAGGCGATGGCCGCCCTCCCGGACCTCCTCGGCGCCATCAGGCCCGCCTGGTTCGGATGGTTCCCCGGCGGCCCCGCCGCGGGCATCGCCCCGCTCTGCCGCTCCCAGGCGGTGAAGTGGAACGCCGCCCACGCCCGGCCCAAGCGCAAGAACGACCCTCCCGGCCCTCCGGCTGACGGCGAGATCAAGGGCTCCTCCGTCTCCGAGGCATGCCAGGGACTCGCGGCGCTCGCCCAGGGACGCCGGCTCCTGCACTCCGCCGACCCGCCCCTCAACGCCCAGGTGTCCGGGGCGAAGAAACTGCTGTCAGGCGACTCGTGGCGGTTCACCCGCGGCGGCGGATCCGCCGCCGGCCATGTGGATGCCGCCTACGCCGCGGCGGGAGCAGTCCAGGGAGCGCTCATCATGCCAGCCCCGCGCCGCGCCCGGATCAGGATGCTCGCCTGACCGGTCACCCGCACTTCCGGCACGCCGCGGTGTGATTCCCTCCGCAGGACGGCGGGCAGTGGGTGCAGCAATCGAACTTGCCATTCCGTTTCGCCGGCGGCGCGAGCGGGTTAACCGGAGGGTCGCTGAACGCGGCTTGCGGGACCGGTGCCTTGCCCGTGCGGCCAGCGGACCGGGATCGCCGCTCGGATGGCGTGCGCCCCGTCCCGTCGGGCCGGTTGCGGTAGACATCGTCTATCAGGGACTGGCCCTCGGGCGTCACGGCGCGCGTCACGCCAGCCGGAAGCCCTGCGGCACGGTCAAGCGCCGAGCGAACCCAGTCCGCCAGGGGAACGTCGCCGCGCGCAGTGTCGTAGGCGGCCTGCTGGGCCTCGGAGACCTTGAGGGCGAGCAGCACTCGCTTGCCGGCTGGTGACTTCGTGCGGGTCATAGTCCAGGTTAACCGTTAACCGGCTAGATCGCATTCCGGTTAACCGGAAACTACCGCGAGATGCACGGCAGATACCGCCCGCAACGCCCTGATAGGTGCCCGGAACACGCGGAGGGTGACCATCCCCGGCCGGAAAGCATTGAGGTGCCCCCCCGAATGCCGGAAATTGGCCGGGGAGAAATATTGACAGACCCCTGCTCTGGGGACCCTTTGCACTTTTTGGACATTTCGACTTATCGATGATGCAAGGTGCGCAAGTGATGTAGCGGACATATCAGCAATCCGCCTGAGGGTGCCCGCGGCCAGCGTCGCATTACGGGAAGGGACCGGCCCGAGGGTGACCGGCGGCCGGGCTGCCGATGCGGACGGGCCGGGCGGCCGGTCCTACGGCTGGCCTGCGGCCGGCGCGGCTTCCGCGGCCCGTGCCTGGCGCTCGAGCTGCCGTCGCCGCCTGGCCACGTGGGCACGGGCCAGCTCCCGGAGGATGGCGGACCGGTCGGTGCCGTCGAGCTCGGCCACCTGGCCCAGGTCGTCCCAGAGCTGGGCGTCCATGGCGACGAACCGGCCTGGCGTCTTGCGCTGGTTGGGCATGGCCCAAGTATGCGAGGTGCATAGGCAGTTTGGCAAGTCAAACCCTTGCGGGTGCATATGCACCTACGGTAGACTGGACCCATGATGAGCAGCCAGGACACAAGCCAGGTACCGACTCCCGCGCAGCTCCGGGACGCGCGGGCGTGGATAGCGGATTGCGAGTGGGACGACCTCACCCGCGCCGCTATCCGCAGGATGCCGGCTGACCGGGTGGTGCGGGGTATCGAGCGGAACTACTGCGGCGGCTGGGCTCAGTTCGTCGCGGACGGCGAGTGAAAGGGAGCGAGTGATGATGCTGCACCTGATAGCGGGAGCGGTGACCTTGATCATGCAGTTCGGTCACTACGGGCACGGGTGGCTGACGTGGCTGATCGAGGTGGCGTGGTGACGGGCGTCAGGGACATCGGAAGCGCGCCGATGCCGGAGCGGTCGCCGTACGCGGTGACGGTGCAGGCAACGGCGGAGGAGCTGGATCACCTGAGGGCATGCCGTGACCCGCGGTGCTCGAGGTGCACGGAGATCGTGATGAGAGGCGAGCAGTCGTGAGCATGCCCGTGGCCGTATGCCCGTGCTGCCAGCGTGAGCGTGACGAGTGCTGGGCGACGCGATCCGGGCAGCGCGAACTTCACGACCTGCGCCAGTGCGGCCACTACGCCGCTGGCGTTCTGTGCGCCGATTGCCTTGACGCTGGCGACGATGACCAGGCGTTCGGGACGGGTGAGGTTCCGTACCCGTACTGCGGTGCGACCGATTCGAGTCCGCTGGCCTAGCTCAATCGCCTGACTGGCAGGCACTCGCGTTCGAGCCGCGGGCAGGCACGACAGTGATTCACGAGGCTAGGGAGGGAAGCAATGGCCAGCTATACGCCGTGCGACGGTTCAGGCGAGAACGCCGTGAACATGCAGCGCTACCCGTCGCGGCCGGACGGGCTCGGCATGACCAGGGCCAAGACATTCGGCGAGTGCCCTGGCTGCGGCCGGATTGTCATGAGCTACGGCATGGCCGCAAAGGTCACGCGGCACAAGCCTCAGCAGCAGTAACTCGATTCGCCTGGCTGGCAGGCACCGCGGTTCGAGCCCGCGGCAGGCACGACAGGGAAGCTCCGCCACTAGGGAGGGATCAGGGATGACGACAGCAGCAGCGTGTGAGCTAGCGGCGGGCGTCGACGAGCAGGCGATAGCGGACTACTGGCGGGTATGGCCGGAGTTCGTGGCGGCCGTTCCGGGCGCGGCCGACCAGCTCACCTCGGCGAGCGTGCGCATGCGGCAGGCAGCCGATCCGGTGACCGGGCTCGCGTTGCTGCCTGGTCATGCGGTCGGCTTTGATGACCAGTTCGCAGACGGCAGCTACATAGCGGGCAGTGCGTCGGACGGGCCGGACCATGCGTACGTGATCCGGACAGGCGGGTACGGCAATTCGCTGCCGCTGTCCGGGCGGATGGGCCACCGCGAGCTTGTGGCGGTCAAGCCGGGCCGGACGTGGTTCGCGATGGCATCTAGGCGCGCGTCGTGACCGGCCTGAACCTCACGACCGACCAGCTAGGCGCGGCAGCTAGCTACGTTGCCCGTGAGTGGGGTGACTTCGGGTACCGGATAGAGGGCATCGAGTCGCCTACCTCACGCGTGTCGCTGTTCTACGTGCGCGCGTCGGACGGCTCGAGGTTCGTCGTGGCTGCGGACATGTGGGGCAACTGCCGGCATGCCAGTGAAGTTGACTGGCGCGGCTACGCGACCGACGAGACCACGGCCAAGTTGGGCGAGCTCGTGACCGTGATGCATGAGGCGGCCAATCCGCTCGCCTAGCCAGATCAGCCTGCCGTGCGGTCACCACGTGACGCTACGGCTTCGATGCAGCGGCAGGCACGAAACAGAACTCCGCCAGTGAAGGGACAGATTCAGATGGCAAGCACCTACAGGTCAGGATGGGTAACGGGCGACATCATCGCCAGCGAGGATGACCCGAACCGGGGAAGATGGCTCACGGTCTGGGGTTCGGCTCACCGCTCGCCAGTGCTGCACGCGAACCGCCGTGACGCGGTCGCGTCGGATCTTCGCGGCGATTCGGTCGCGCAGGTGACCGAGTACCCGATGCCGGGCGCGTCGTCCCGGTGCTGCTACCGGATCGCTCCGGGCACGCTCGGCAAGCGCGGCGAGCCGCAGCGCGAGCTGGCTGAGGCTGACGGCAGCCTCTACAACCCCGTGGTGCGCTGCGGGACGTGCCGCTACCTGTCGCCGGCGACGTTCACCGCGCCCGTTGAGTGCCCCGCGTGCGCGCTTGACGGCACGGTCACCGTGATGGGCGAGACCGCGCTTACCTCAGATGAGTACCGGGACGCGCTCGCCGCGTGGCTGGACTCACTCAAGGCCATTCCGGCCGCCTAGGCACCACCAGGCCCGGCTAGCCCTCACAGGCCGGCGGCCGGGCCGCGCAGGAACCAACTCCGCCACAGAGACCGAAGGGAACCGAGGATGACAAGAGCACTCAGGTACGCGGGCTACGTGCTGCTGGCCGCCGCTGGACTGGCCGGGTACGTGCTGCAGGTCGTAAGCAAGCCTGGACTGTAGGGAGACAGCGAGAGATGACAACGACCATGAGCGAGTTGCGCAAGTGGCAGAACGTCAGCGCCGGCCCCAGGCAGGCTAAGGACTTCAACCGCGCGGCTGCCAGGCTTCGCGCCGAGGGCCAGTCACGGGACGAGCTTTACGGCGTCATCGGCGGCACCGAGCGCAAGTCAACCGTGATGGCCATGTGCAGCCCCGTGCGACCCGAGGTCACCGCGCTCGATGAGGCTATCCGCGAGAAGTACGGCTACGAGGTCACCAGCGCCAGCGTGCGGCAGATCATCGCCGACTACGAGGCGGCCACCATCGAGGCGGCCAAGACTCGGCCAGTGGAAGACAACCGCGTCACGCCTGAGGAGCAGGCCGAGCGGAACGCCGTGTCAGCGGCACGCGAAGCGGCGTACCAGGCCCAGCGCGACGCGGAGCAGTCAGTCATGCGGACTGTCATCGCCAAAGCGCCGGCCGGGGCTAAGGCGCTGATCTTCGCCGAGTACCACGTAGACAACTCCGACCCGATGACTGACTACTTCGACTCGCGGACCGTGCGGACTGTCGCGATCGGCTGGCGGCTCACCTCGCGCGAGGACTTCCGGGCGCTGAGGTCGGCGGCCGGCCAGTTCGCCGAGACCGCGCATCTCGCCAGCGGCGACGTCGAGCACCGCGACAACTACAGCATGGGGGGCGGGAACTACCTCAGTGACCACGGCTCCGACCGGTCAGGCACGGGCTGGGTTGTCAGGTCACGCGAACTGCCGTGCACCTACGTCCAGCTCACCGAGGACGCCATACCCGAGACTGCCGCCGCTCCCGTCGCGGCTGGGAGCGTGACCGTCACTCCGTCATCGCTCGGCCGTGAGGGCATCGTGGAAGTCAGGTTTGCCGAGCGCCCGGCTTATGACGTGCTCGAAGGCTTGAAGGCTCACGGCTTCCGCTGGGCTCGCGCTAACCGGTGCTGGTACGGCAAGGATGCCGCCTACGCCCAGTCGCTCGCTGACGCGTCAGGAACGCCCGCCGCCGCACCGCCAGCGGTTCCGGACGGCGCGCAGGGCAAGGTCATTCCGGCTGACGTGCTCGAAGTGCTCGGATCGGCAACCGCCAGCGGCAGCGTGCTCAGCCTGCCCGGCCACCTTGACCGCGCGCTGTACCTCAAGGTTGACAAGGTGCTGAACGCGGCGGGCGGCAAGTGGGACCGGCACCAGCGCGGGCACGTGTTCGACGGCGACGCGGCCGACGCGGCCGACCAGCTCATCACGACCGGCCGCTACGTCACCAATCAGGATCTCGGCTACTTCCCGACCCCGGCGCCGGTCGTCTCGCGGCTGATCGATCTCGCGGAGCCAGGCGAGTCAATGACGGTGCTCGAGCCGTCGGCGGGCGATGGCACCATCGCGTCAGCTGTCGCGCCGCTCGTCGCCGCTGTCGACTGCACGGAGCTAGATGCGGGCCGGGCCGGGAAGATACGGGCGGGCGGCTACGCGCGTGAGGTGACGGCGGGCGATTTCCTGGCCAGCACGCCTGCACCCGAATACGACCTCGTCATCATGAACCCCCCGTTCGCGCGGAAGGCTGACATTGCCCACGTGCGTCACGCGCTGGGATTCGTGAAGCCAGGCGGCCGGCTGGTGTCCGTGATGTCGCTGGGCGTGATGTTCCGGCAGGACAAGGCAACCGCCGAGTTCCGCGACCTGGTCACCGGCAGCGGCGGATGGTTCGAGGAGCTTCCCGCCGACGCGTTCAAGGTGTCCGGCACCGGAGTCCGCACTGTCATCTCCGTAATCAACGCCTGATCTGGTGTCCATGGCCGGGCGCGAGCGCTAGTCACAGGTTCGCGCCTGACCACGGGTAACCAGGCCCGGAAGGCTTGACAGGTAGTAATACAACCGGCTAAGGTAGTACTACAACCTAGCGAGAACAACTCAACAGAGGGCAGGCAGCCATTTGAGGGTGTGCGCGCGGGCTAGCTGACTACCGCTAGCGGGGCCAGAAGGAAGCGCAACACGCCTGGTCATGTCCGGTAGCCAATCCGGTCCATGGTGGGGAGAAGCCACGAGCAAGCTCGGGTCTCGTTGAAACAGTGTGAACAGAGAGATCGGGCCGGCAGTGATGCCGGATCTATCCCACGTGCCGCGCGCACGACCTCATGTGGCTGCCTGCCCGGAACGGAACGAACGGAACGCAAGGGAAATGATCACCTACACGGCCTTCATCACCACCGAGGCCAACCGCCCGACCGGTGCCGACCCCGGCCTGCTGATCCAGGCGAACGACGAGGAAGACGGCCAGTCGCACTACCAGGGCGACGCGGCACGGATCGACGGCCCGGACTTCGCGCTCGCCGACGAGGACGGCGAGCTTGACCTGACCGCAGCGGACCGCCTTCTCGCAGACGCCGGCTTCCGGCTGGCCGACTCGGGCTGGCGGCTCAGCGGCGGCCAGTGGGCCGCGAAGGTTGAGCCCGTTGCCTAACAAGCCCAAGCACGACCCGATCAGCTACCGGCCAGACGCGGCCAGCGGCCTCAGGGAGCGGCTGCTGGCCTACGCGGAACGCACCGGCAAGGCCGTGAACGCTGTCATCAACGACGCGGTGGCGGCGTACCTGGACCAGCACGACAGCGACGCGTGACGGCCAGCACCTAGACCTATCCCCCCGAAGCAACTCCGCCAAGAGAAGGACAACGAAGGTGAAGGCATCACGCACTCCCGAGGCCGGCACTGGCCGCCGGGCACGAGCCTACAGGTCAGCAACCACCCAGGATCACGCCGCTACCTGCATTCACTGCGAGCAGCCCGTGATCCCGCACCGCCCGCAGCACGGCACTGACCCGTGCCTCGTGCGCGAGACGACCGGCCTGCACGGCTGCGAGGGTTCCGGCCTTGACGGGCCGATGGCCGAGATAGCCGCAACGCCATGACCGCCGTACTGGAGCACGCCGCGCACGTACGGCGCGCCGCGCGCCGTACCGCTCAGGACGAGTGGCGCGAGATGGCCCATGCCCAGTACCTCGCGGCCGAGAAGTACACCAGCGGCTTCATGGTCAGCAAGCGCGGCCGGGCGGCCGGAATCGATCCCTGGACCCTGTGGAGCGGGACGCAGGCACGGGCCGACGCCTACGCCAGCGAGGAGCTTAAGGAGTTCTGGGCCGACTGGCCCTGCATCACCATCACCGAATACCAGCGGCAGGAACGACAGCAGCGGAGGATCTACGATGACGAGCTGGACCGAGATGAAGCAGACGGCTTTCGACGCGTCGCTGAGGAAGCAGCGCGAGTTCAACGAGACGGCGGCGGACACGATGTTTCCAGAGCTCGAGGCTCCGGTGAAGCGCAACCCCAAGGGCACCGTGACCCAGCCGATGCCGGGCGAGGTGCCGCTGTTCGGGGCACCGTAACCGCGCCGTCGGCCGACCCGTACGCCGATGTCCTGGCAGCCGGCAGCGTCAAGCCCGCCGAGGAGGCACCGCCAGCCGGCACCGCGCGAGACGCCATCGCCGCCGTGCTGGCCGAGTTCGGGCTGGACGCGAGAGTGACCGGCTTCACCCGCGGTCCCACGGTCACCCGCTACCAGATCGAGATCGGGCCGGGCGTCATGGTCGGCAAGATCATGAGCCTCGCCCGGAACTTCGCCTACGCGGCAGGTACCGCCCACGTGAGGATGCTCGCGCCCATCGAGGGCATGTCGGCGATAGGCGTCGAGATCCCGAACGCGGAACGGGAGATCGTGACGCTCGCCGAGGTACTGGCTTCGCCGGAAGCGGTCGCCGACAGCCACCCGCTGACTGTCGGCCTGGGCAAGGACGTCGAAGGCCGGCCGGTCGTGGCGTGCCTCGCGAAGATGCCCCACCTGCTGATCGCGGGCGCTACCGGGGCGGGCAAGAGCGCGTGCGTGAACTCGCTCATCACCTCGGTCCTGATGCGCGCCGCGCCCGAGGAAGTGCGCATGCTGCTGATCGACCCCAAGCGCGTGGAGCTTACCGCGTACGCAGGGATACCGCACCTGGTCACGCCCATCGTGACGGACCCGCAGAAAGCCGCCGACGCGCTGCGGTGGGTGGTGTCAGAGATGGAGCGGCGGTACGAGGATCTTGCCGCGGCTGGCGTCCGGCACATCGACGACTTCAACGAGCTCGCGGCGAAAGGCGAGTTCACGCGGGAAGGCGAGGAAGATCCCGCTAAGCCTTACCCGTACCTGCTCACCTTCATCGACGAGCTAGCCGACCTGATGACCGTGGCGAAGGACGCCGTGTCAGACTCGGTGGTCCGCATCAGCCAACTTGCCCGCGCGGCCGGGATTCACCTCGTGCTCGCGACGCAGCGGCCGAGCGTCGACGTCGTCACCGGGCTGATCAAGGCCAACGTGCCCTCGCGCCTCGCGTTCGCGACATCGAGCGGAACCGACTCGCGGGTCGTGCTCGACCAGGTGGGAGCGGAGAAGCTGACCGGCAAGGGCGACGCGCTTTTCCTGCCGGCAGGTGCGGGCAGGGCGGTGCGGATACAGGGCGCGTACGTCACCGGTAAGGAGATCGCCGAGGCGGTCTGGCTGGCCCGTGCGGCGGCAGGCGACCCGGTCATAGCCGGGGATGACGCCGAGGCACCGGAAGCCGAGCCCGAGCCGGACGACGACGGCCAGGGCGATGAGTTCGACGGATGCGGCGACGTCGCCGACGATGACGACGAGCTCGCGGAACTGCTGGCCGCGTCGCTGGCCGCCCGCGCGGTGCCCGTGCCCCAGCCGGCGCCTGAGCCGGTCCCCGAGCCCGAGCCGCCAGCGCCGGCACCACAGGCCGCGCCCAGCATTCAAGCGGCAGCACCGCGCCCGGCACCGGCCGCGCCGTCCAGTCCGCCAGCCGCGCGCCGTCCCGTCCCGCCGACGTCCCGGACCGCGCCCGTGCGGCCCGCTGCGGCACCGTCCCGGCCGCGCCCGGCCGTTGCGCGCAGGCGCCCGCCGGCGCGCCTGGAGAGGCTCAGGGGCGCGGCCAGGGGCAACGCGAAACTGGTCACGGTGCTTAGCCTGATGGCGTTCTGCGTCGCGCTCGCGGTCGTGACGTGGGCGCAGCCGCACGCCCACGCGGCCGTCTGGCACGCAGTGCACTACGGTCACGGGCACGCGAGGGCGGCAGCGTCGCGCACCGGGCAGAAGATGAGCCTGGCACGCCACGCGGCCAGGAGTGGGCATCACCGCATCGGCATCCTGCGGGCACTCATGCGCCTGCACCGGCTGCACCGGGTGCTTCACCCGCGCGGGCTGAGGATACGGCGGCTGTGGCGTCCGTGGTGGCTCGGAGGGTGAGCCGGGTAAGGTCAGAAGCGAACGGCCGGCCACGGGCGACGGCCCGAGGGGACGCTGATCATCCGCAATGATCGCCGGCAGGGGCCAGGCGGGAGCTTGCGGAGACGCCTGCCTGTCCCTCCGGCCATGCCTCGCCCTCACGCCCACTTGGTCCGGGGGGCCGGCTCGGGGTCGGCCTGCCGGTCCCGTCTCGCAGCGTGCCCTTCCCGCGAGGTCTTGACGTCGTGGTGCCGCTTGCACAGCACCTGGAGGTTGCCGAGGGAATGGTCAGCGTGGCCTGTTGCCGCGACGTTGCTGATGTGGTCGACCTGGACGCGGTCCCTGCTGCCGCAGCGGCGGCCCTCCGCCGTTTCCTCGCACGCGCCGCCCGCCCGTCTCAGCGCTGCCTGGCGGTTCCGCTGGTAGATCGGGTCCGCATAGATGGCCGCGTCGCGGCGGCGCTTAGCGGGGCTGTTGTCCCACGGCATGGCCGGCCAGCGCCCGGCCTGAGGCGATGACATCGCCTCCCGAGCGAAGTTCCCAGGCGTCGGCTGGCAACTCGCCGTCGATGACGAGCTGACAGCCCTCGATGCTGCTGGCCGGCGCGAGCACGCCGCGCGACGCCAGATCCTGCCGCAACTCGTCCGCGACCAGCGGGCCGACCGCCAGGGTTTCGGGGTCATGCGGGAAGTACGCGTTCACGAGGTTGCGGAAGCCGTCTGCCGTCACCCGCACGGCACCGTAGTCGACGGTCACAACGGCTCGCCGGTTACTTCGACGCAGGTCCGGGTCCGGTCGTAACGGGCTTTCCAGCCCGGGTGCGGCGAGCCGTCAAAGGGCCGGTACTCGACGCCGAAGGAACCGTCTTCGTCAGGGTGGCCGATCAGGATCACTCCGGTCGCACCCCCCTGCTCGCTGATCGCCACCGCGATGCTGGCGTATTCGCCTGCGTCCACGGGCGGCGTGATCGCGCAGTTGGCCACGGGATCAAGCCTAGCCCGCTGGCGGCTCGCTGGCCGCTGCCCACCCGAAGCGCACGTCGTCAGGCAGGATCGCGGCGAAGCGCTCGTTCAGCACCCTCGCGTGCTCGCGCATCGCGCCTTGAAGCCAGGCGCGGTACTCGGCTTCGGTGAGCACTCGGCCGTCCTCGCTCGGCGGCATCACGTCGCCGTCCGGCTCGGCACGGCCACGGGAGACGGATCTCGGCACCCTGACCGGAGGGTCCGGCAGGATGGCGTGACCTGAGATCCTGAGCGGCCTAAGCATTACGCGACCTCGCATCGGCGGCGATCCCGATCAGCGCGTCCGTGAGCTTGTCCACCCTGCCGCGCTCGTGCAGGAGGTCGTCTCTCGCAGCCTTGGCCGGGCCCGTGCCGCCGTAGAACGCGGCCAGGGCATCAAGCAGCGCGCGGCCCTCAGCCTCGGTGAGGCTGAGCGTCGGCGTGGCGGCAAGCTGCACGTCTGGCAGTTCCTGGTAGTCGAGGACGGCGCCCTGGTGCGGATCGGCCAGCACGCTGGCGATGCGGCGCGGCTGCACATCGGGGTCGCCCGAGGCGAACCGGACAGCGATGCGGTCGGCGGCGAACAGGTACAGGTCGGCGACGTGAACCCTGATCACCAGTCGTCGCCTCCCCGCTCTATCTCATGACCCGCTATCAGCGGGTAAGCCCACTCTGCCACCTTCTCGCGGGCGTCCCTGATGCGCCACCTGAGCCGCCTGCGCCGCGAGATGACCACAGGCGGGCGGGTGTCCGGTATCACCCCGGCGTCCATGAGCAAGACGGTCAGTTCCTCCGCCAGCGGCGGCGGGACCAGGTGGCCTTCGCCGTGGTCGAATGGCTTCGTCAGCCTGGCGTCCAATTCGGACAGCAGGTCACCGAGCGTGAACGGCAGGCCGTCCGCGCCGAGGAACTCCGCCTGCTGGCCCATGTTCCCGTCAAGTGCACCAGGTGATGGTCAGGGTGCTATCGCCCAGTCGTCTGACAGGACGTCAGGCTGGCTGGCCGCCCACGGCACGAAATCGCCCTGAGCGGTCCGCATCATGAGGTAGGGCAGGAACCTGCATGCCGTGCCCTCGGGGATTCCGGTCGCCGCGGCGGTGTTCGCGTTGATGCCGATGCCGTCCGGGTAGCCCGGCTGGTACGCGACATACATTTCCTTGCCGTTCCAGCCGGCACGGGCTATTCTCGCGCCCAGCTTGACCTGCTCCAGCGCGTCGCCGAAATTCATGCCGCCGACTGGTCGGACGGGACGTCGCCAGCGCCGGATTCCTCTGGCGTCCCGGCCGGCGCGGCAGGCTGCGACCGCAGCGACGGGATCTTGGCGATGATGTCAGCCGCCCACGCCTCCTCCGCCGGGCTCAGGAACGCCGCCTCAATCGCCTTGGTGATCGGGTTGCCGGCTACCGCCTTGATGTCGGCCTCAGCGGCGGGCAGGTGGGTTTCGGCGACGGTCGTCAGCCAGTTGATGGCGTTCTGGACGCCATCGCGGATGTCTGTTACCACGGTCTTCTCGATGCTGCCCAGGCTCACGGCGGGCTCCTTCGGGACGTATGCAGATCTGCCCTCATATGGTAGCGCTGTTACGCGTGATTCCAATGGGGCAGAAGTTAGCGCCATGCCAGGAGCGCGATCACGGCGGCCAGGACGGCCAGCGAAGGGATGGTTGCTGCACCCGAGGCAGCCGAGCCCCCCGGCGCTTGCGCCTCACCTTGGGCGGCGGGCGGTAGGGCGGAGGGGTTCCATGGCGGTCCCGGGCTGCTCATTCCGGCCATTCCCCGATGTAGCCGTCGACCGCGAACGTGTGCTCTGTGATGCGGTAGACCACGTTGCGGTTCGCTCCCCGGATCTTCATCAGCGCGCCCAGGAAACCGTCCCCGCCCGTCTCGCCTGCCGGCAAGTCCAGCGACACGCACTCGCGGGCACCGCCCTGGCTGATCATGGTCAGCAACTCGGCGCTGATCAGGATGCGCGGGTCGGCGCGGTCCACGACCAGCTCGCCATCTACCGTGCTGCACGAGAACTCGCCTCGCGGCAGGTCCAGCGGGCGGGCGCATCCCTCGCGCACGGCCAGTTCCGGGCGGTCGCTCACTGCTCCCTGCCCACCAGCTCGGCGAACGGGTGCAGGTGGGAGCCGTGGCCGTTCACCGGGTTGGCGAAACCCGCCTGCGGGCAGTTAGGGGCGCACTGGTACTGGCCGTTGACGCCGGTCCGGTAGGTCGCGCCGACGCTGTCCGCTAGCTGCTTCACCTGCTCCCGGCATGCTGCCACCTCGGCCGCCACTACCCGCTCCATTTCCAGCGGAGGCGACCCGATCGCCCGTACCGCCATCTTGCCCGGCTCGCCCAGGTGGCGGCGGATGGCGATGCTGAGGTCGTGGGCGCGTCGTGCTTCCGGTCCGATCGTGTGCGTCCACGGGGTCAGGTCCGGGCAGTCCGGATAAGGCCGGTCGATGCTCGGCTTGGCGGCCAGCGCCCGGAGGGCGAAGCTCATCAGCGCGTTCGCGGCGTCGGCCAGCAGGGTCACTGAGTCGACGGCCTCGGCCTGGACTTGAGCGGTCACGGCGTCTCGATTCCGGCGGCTGCCCGGCATACCGGGCAGGTCACCAGCCGCGATTCGTCAGTGGTGCTGACGCCCTCGAATGCCCATGCGCGGCACGCGACCTGGTCGCCTAGCCCGGACCGCAAGTGGACGGCCTCTCCGTTGCGCGCGGCCATCAGCTCTAGCTCGTCGGCCAGCGCCGTCATGTGCTTAGCCACGATGCGAGCGAACTCGGCCAGCCCGCGCGGGTCGGCCCTGACTGGCAGCGTGATGCCGGGAGCGGTCGCCATGCTGGCTATCTTCCCATCAACGGTCACAGCCGCCACAGCCACGCCGCGACGGCGGACCCTCGCGGCGTCCGGGTGAGCCAGATGAGCGCCGAGTTGGCCATGCGCTGGCGCCACAGCGCGAACCGCGCCTTGCGCGTCAGGTTCCGTCGCAGGTTCTCCCGGTGGTTGCGGCGCAGCGCTCGCGGGTCGGCGGTCGCCTTGTGCCACGCGGCCTCAAGTTGCCTGATCTCCGCTTCGGTCACGGCACCGGCTCGTAGAACTGCTCGATGCCTGCCGAGTCGTCGTCGAACAGCGACCCGTTGCCGTGGCTGTAGACCAGCCAGTCACCGGGAATGACTGTGTCGTAGGTCTTCCTTGCCCCGCTGTCGCCGATGTCGGTCCAGGCGACGACCAGGACCGAGCCGCTCGGCAGGGCGCACTCGGCGATCTCGCCCTCGTATGCCATGGCGGCAACCTCGCGCAGGTCGTCTAGCGGCTCGCCGTGCTGGTAGCGGGCCGCCGTGATCTGGCCGTCGTCGCTCGCCGACTGCGGTTTCCTTCGATAGCGGCTGATGCTCAAGGCTTCCATTCCTCCCTGTAGCGAGGCGGCAGGACCACGCCTATCAGAATGGCACGACAGTGAGCACGGTCCGGCCGATCCTGACCTTGTCGCCCTTGCTCAGCTTCACCGGGCCGTAGACGCGCTCCGGGCCGTTCAGCCAGGTTCCGTTAGTCGACGCCATGTCCTCGGCAAGCCAGTGCTCTCCCTGCGGCCAGAACACCACGTGAGGCGCTGACAGGTACTCGTCGGCGACGACGATGTCGGCGTTTGCCTTGCCCACGGTGAACCGGCCGTGCATGACCTCGGTGTTGCCGTAGTCCCAGGAGATGAGCAGCGGCACAGCTTAGACCGGGCCGTCCGGGGCAACCTCGCGCCACAGTGCCCGCTTGCCCGGCTTGAAGGTCAGGTTCAGGTGCGCCGCGCCGAGCTTGCGGTGAAGCGCCCCGCAGCCAGGGCACCCGGCGTCCTTGCACGAGATGTCCAGGACATCGCACGGAGTGCGGAAGCCCGCGACGTCGTCGGTGTCGTAGACCAGTTCAAGGGACTTCGCGGGATCGCGGTAGGCGACCATCTCGGTCATGGCTCAGCCCACCTCGTTACAGAACCGCGTAAGCCCGAGTTGCGCCTGAGCCTCCGCTACCTGCCCGGCCCAGTAGTCCCCCGCCCGGCAGTTGCCGTGTCCCGGCCTGCATCCGTGCTCGGCTATGTGGAGACCCTGCTGGCGCGAGGCTTCGTCAAGGTCTGCCTGCATGCCCTTGAGGACCGCTCGCAGGGCCGGCGGGCGCTCGGTGCCGGCGGTCACTGCGGATCGCCCGGAATCAGCCGCTCACTGATGCCCGAGTCGCCGTCAGCGAGGATAGTCACATCGCGCGGGAAACGCCACGGCGCGGCCATCAGCGCGTCGCGAAGCGCCGACCAGTCGAGGTAGCTGAACGACGCGGCCCAGACGCGGGCAGTGATGACCTTGGAGCCGCCTGCCGCGCTCATGTCGAGCGGCCTCAGGCACTGCTCCTCGCCCGCTGCGGCCAGCGCGGCGTTCACGTGGCTTATCGCATCTGCCTCACTGTACATCGCGACGACCACAACGTCGGTGATCATGCTCACTGAGGCTCGCCCCAGCAGGACAGCCGCAGCCGGACGAACGCAGCCTCACCGGCAGCGCACTCGCTTGACACCGAGTCGAAGCCGTTCCGGGCCAGGATCCTCATGTACAGCACCGACCGTTCGTCGGCCTCGCCGTCGTCGAGCACCAGGCCGAGCTTCGCGGCTATCGGGCCGGCTTGCTCGCGCAGGGTCGCCCAGCACTGCTCCTGGCCGCCCGCCGCGTTCCAGGTCGCCATCTGGTAGTCGCCTGCCACGTCGATCTGCGTTCGCGTCTTCATGGTCGCGTCCCATCCTGCGTAGCCCGGCCTGTCCTCGTAAACGCGCGCCATCTCGGCCGCGACCCACTCAGGCAGGTCCGCGATGAGCAGTGCCCGCTTGAACGCGGATTCTCGCAGCATCCGCTCCGCGTGAGCGTGATAGTCCGCCGGCAGGCTCAGCCAGTCCCGAGCCCACGCCTCATCCGCATCTACCTGTTCGGCCAGCCACCGCGCGAGCCCGGCCGATGCCGTTTCTCGCGCGCGGCGCTCCTCGTGCCGCCGGCGACGGTCGCTCGCCAGCAGTTCCTGACGTTCGGCTTTCGATGTCACCTCAGCCCGCCTGCGCCAGCGGGTCCGGCTGCGGCGATCGCACCGGCTTCTCGGCTGGCTCGTAGTACACGGCCTGATAGGTGCCGGGCCGGAAATCCCCTGCTGGCTTCGCGCCTGACCAGAGCCGCATCAGCCCGTCATCCTCGACCACGTAGTCGGTCACGCCGTCCACGACGACCGGTGCCCTCTCGATGACCAGCCGCCTGCCGGGCTCGCCGTCCCCGGAGACTGACCTGATGCCCATATGCCGCCCCCTGGTGAGAAGTCGTGGTGACAATGGTATTGCGCCAGTGGCTCAGGGTGACGGGGGCGCGGCTAGGTGGCGACCTTGCCGTGCCGTTCGCACTCGCCGTTCACCAGCACCTTGCCGCAGCGGGCCGCAGCCGCGCAGAACTCGGCGTCAGCCAGAATCCACTGCGGCTCGCCCGCCGTCATCTGCTCGCCGATGTCGCGAAGCTCGTTCTCGGTGAAGCTGTACGGCAGGCCATCGGGCCACGAAAGCTCGACGCGCGCGCCGAAGATCCGGCAGCCGCCCTTGAGCAGGCCGCCGACGATCCGCCTCTCGGTGCTATCCCGCGTCACGGGGCAGCCGCAGCCTTCGCCGGGCGCTTCGCCCCAGGGCGTCCAGAGCGCGCGGCAGGTGGTTCAGCCTTCCCGTCGTCGCCGGATGGTTCCGTCTGGTGGCCAGGCTCGCCCGGATCCGCGCCGGCTGGCTGGCTCGCGGCTAGCTCAAGATCGGCCGCCGCCTCGCTGGCCGCTCCCGCCGAGTATTCCGCCACCGCGCCCAGGATGGAGGCGACCGCCTCGTCATCCCAGTCCGCGTGGTCTGGCTGGCGGGCTAGCTGCAGCCGCCTCCGCAGCGCCAGGCGGACGCGGAGCTCAAGCTCATCAGTTGCCACGGTCACGCCGGCTGGTTCGCTCATGGGCGCCAGCCTAGCCAGCCGTCCCCGCCATCGCACCTGGCCGCCGAGCACCGTCCGCCACATGCGTCACGTCCGCCACATTGGCCGTAGGCTGTGCCAGGTGAGCACGCTTCCTCCGGAATGGGACCACCGAAAGGTGCTGCACCGCATCCTGGAGACCCTCTGCAGCATCGACCTGAAAGTGAGCCTCCTCATGAGCGAAGACGCAGCGGTGGCAGCGGTTGCCGCCGACATCGAGACCCAGGTGGCAGCGCTGACCGCCGCGACCGCCGCATCAACGGCCGCGATCAACGCCGTGCTCGCCGAAGTGGCGAACGGCACCACGAGCGTGTCGGCCGCGACCCTGGCCGCGCTGCAGCAGGCTCAGGCAAATCTTGACGCGGCGAACACGGCCAACACCGCCGCCGTGGCGCAGGAGACCGCCGAGTCGCAGCCGCCAGCGCCCCCGGCCTGACCTCAGCGATCGCAGCCCCGATCACGCGCGAGGTGATCGGGGCTGTTCCGTGCGCGCCGACCTCAGATCCGCTGACGTGATCAGCCGGCCTTCCGTCGCGCACACCTTGTCGGCCAGCGACTGCAACTCTGCGTCGGCGAACCGGAAGGCGAACCGCGCGGCGCGCTCATCCTCGTAGACGCCGGGCAGCCAGACCTGATGCGAGGAGATCACGAAGCCGCCGCCGTCCGCCTCGCGGATCACGGCCGCATCGCCTCGCACCTTCTCAGCGTGTGCTTGCGCCCGGTCTCCGGCTCCCAGATGGCACGCTCCCACCGTCGCGACCCCGGCGGGTCACCGGGGTCCGGGGCCAGGATGTACTCGGGCACCGAAATGACGAACGCCCGGCACCGCTCGCACCTCATCAGCCCACGCGACTTCTCAACGCGGATCACGTAGGGCGATGACTCGCTCAGGGAGTTCAAGTCCTCGATGATGTCCGGGTCGCCCGCCTCGACCAGTTGCCTCAGGTTCTCTATGCCGGCGGCCAGTTCCGCTTCGCTGACGGCCGGCATGCGGATTACTCCCACCAGTCCGGCACCTCCCCGGCAAGCGCCTCTTTCAGCGCTTCCTCGACGCAATGGAGCCGGTAGCGCAGCACCCGCAGTTCTGACTCAGCTTTACCGGCCCGCAGCACAGCCGCCTCGGCCGTGGCCCTCATCTGCTCATCGGCCTGCGAGCGGCGCACGGCCAGGATCTCGGACGCCGCGCTAGCCGACAGCCCGCACGACGGGCACGGCCGGCCTTCCTGGTGCGCCCGGAGGACCGCAGACAGGTGGGCGCCGCAGCCGGGGCAGGTCATCTTGTCACTCACGCCGCAGCCTTCCTGGCTGCCGCGTAATCGGGATGCTCCCGGTACTCGTAAGCCTTCATCCGCAGCACGGCGCTGAGCGCGAGCCGGCAGCCAATCACGCTCTCGGCGCCCTTGTACTTGGCGTCAAGACCGCTGGCCGCGTACTCCAGCATGACCTTCCGCCATGTGTCGACTTCCCTGAGCGCCGAGGCAGGGTCGTTGCGGGCGATGTGGCGGCCGGTGAACCATCGTTCGCTCTCCACGTCGTAGTGCTCGGCCACCGAGTAGCCCAGGCCGTTGACGACCTTGTGATTGCCGCCCGGCGTATCGGCGTAGGTCCATACGCCGCCGAGGTCGCCCTTGGCCTCGATCGCGTCGGCTTCTACCTCATCTAGCCGTGCCCGCAGGAAGGCCAGTTCCGCTTCGCTGATCACTGCCCGCCATCCTTCCCGAGTCCGCCGATCGCCAGCGCCTCGTCAGCAGCGAACACCGCCTTGATGTCCGCGAGCGTCATGCTCTCCAGCGAGACCGTGCAGTCCGGGCACGGCAGCCCGTCACCCGGTATGGGCTTCCCGCAGTAGCGGCACGGGTCGCCGGCCATCTCGCGCGGACCCTGGCACGGGCCGTCGTGGGGGTGGGCACCCGCGAAGCAGATGCCTTCCCGCTCAGCCGCGCAGTCGCGGCACAGACCGGTCGACGGCTCCCGCCAGTGCGGCTGGAACCTGTCGCCGCACCCGGTGCAGGTGAATGTCCCGCGTTCTGTCATCTCACCCCTCCCCGAGTTCGTAGGCGCGCTTCATCGCCTCGATCCAGTACTCGACTGAGCCAGGCTCGCCCCACGGCTGAGGGTTGCCGTCCTCGTGACGCCCGCGCAGCCTCACGCTGCCTTCCTTCCCAGCCTGGCCAGAAGCCGCCCGTATGCCAGCGCGCATTCCGCTGACGGAACGTGCTTGCCTGATTCCCACCCCGATACCCGCTGATGCGAGACGCCGAGAGCGCGGGCCATGTCCGCCAGGCTGACGCCAGCTTCAAGCCGCCGCCGCCGCGCCGATCCGTCTTTCAGGTCGTCGCGGGCAGCTAGCGCGAGTGCCAGTTCGGCCGGTTTCACGGGTCAAGCGTAGCGCTGCCAGAGGTTCGCAAGAGTCCCGCAAGGAACCCGCAAACTGGCCGCAAACGGCTTCCGCCAAGTACTGGATAATGCACGTTATCCTTTACTCATGGCTGAGATCGAACTGACCGGCCGCGTGCTTCCCGCGCGAGCCTGCGAACCGGCACCCCGGGACGACCTGCTCCGGGTGCTCACCATGGCGTGGCTGGACTCGCAGCCGAGCGGCCACACCAAGGCCGCCTATGAGCGCGACCTGAAATCCTGGCTCGGCTGGTGCGAGGGCATCGGCGTTCACCCGCTGCGCATCGCCAAGCCCGACGTTGACAACTGGATCTCGGCCCAGCGCGATCACGGCGTTCGGCCAGGCGGTCCTCCCGCGGCCAAGAGCAGCATCGCCCGCCGGGTGTCCGTCGTCGCATCGTGGTACGACTACCTGATCGAGAGCACCGCATCGGATGACGAGCCGGTCATCAGGTACAACCCGGCCCACACGAAGGCGCGGCCGAAGGTCGACAAGGATCACTCGCCCACGGTGGGGCTCAGCCGCAGCGAAAGCGACCGCCTCATCGCCGCAGCCGACGCGGACAGCCCGAGGTCGTCCGCGATCATCCGGCTGATGCTCACCAACGCGGTCCGCGCCAGCGTGATCGCGGAAGCCGAGATCGGCAGCCTAGGCCACGACCGCGGCCACCGCACCCTCACGATGATCTACAAGGGCGACAAGAAGGTGCGCGACCCGCTCCCGCCGCCGACCGCCGAGGCAATAGACGCCTACCTCGCCTCGCGCGGCTCGCCCGCCTCCGGGTTGCTGTTCTGCACGCGCACCGGCCGGCCGGTCGACGAGCCGCACCTGCGCAAGCTGGTCCGGCGGCTCGCGCGCAACGCCGGCATCCCGAGTGCTGACAACCTGTCCCCGCACTCTCTGCGGCACACGGCCATCACCGAGGCGCTGGACGCGACCGGCGACCTTCGCAAGGCGCAGGATCTCGCGCACCACGCCGACCCGCGCACTACCCGGCTTTATGACCTCAGGCGCGGCGAACTCGACGGCCACGCGGCCTACGTGCTGGCAACACGGTACGGAACGAGGCGCGAGCAATAGGCTGCCCCTTTCCGCCGGTTCGGCCGTGGTCTGGGGTGGGCAAGTATCGCCATCGTGGGCCCCGGCCCTGACCAGCGATTACGCGGCAGCCAGTCAGGTACCTCCGGCGCTCGGCTGAACTGGAGATCAGTCCACGGCTCAGGCGTATCCCCGGACATGCACAGGAGCCTCGCCACCGCGAGCGCGCGTCACCGCGTCGGCCGCGCGGTCAAGACCGCTCATCCCCGCCGTGGCGCTCTTGTAGGCCAGCTCGTAGATGTCCGGGTGCTCAGCGGCCAGCGCTTCCAGCACGCGGGTTCGCATCGCCGGGAGCAGTTCGTATGGCTGAGGGATCATGCGGTCAGCCTACCGACGTGGTGACGAAGCCCGGATTAGTTGCTAATCCGGTGGTGATTTCCGCTCGGTTAGGTGCTCTGACTGACCGGCTTCGGGTAGGCAACGACCTGAGCGCCGCCGCACGGCGGGTCGTGCCAGACTTCGCGGCAGCGGCCGGCGTCGCTCTTGCCAGCGCACTCGATGACGTGGTGACCGAGGTGGGCGGCGACTGCTGCCGGGCAACCGCAGGGCGTCCAGCTCAGCCGGTGGCTTCCCGGACTGTCCCAGTCGTGGCCCTCGCGGCAGGCTGAGGGACGCTGGCTGCTCGCGAACACCAGGACTGGCACTCAGCTATTGGAACATGCGTTCGGGTGAATGAGCCAGCGGGGTTGTAGGCGTGGCAAGGACGCCTCGTTTAACGAGCTTCCCGCCGAACGTGGGAACACACGCCGTCTCACCCGACTCGCCGCGAGACGCTCTCCCCGCCGGCCCGCATGCAGGCTAACGCTCGGGCGTTCACGGCGTGGCTGTTTTTTCGCGCCCGTGGCCGCCATTGGCGCCCGGCCTCACGACATAGAGGCCCTTCCCCGGCACCGTGTACAGCAAGCCCTCGCCTCTCAGCACCTCCACCGCCCGGTCGACGGTGTGGGCTCCTACCTCGTACTGCTCTACGAGAGCCCGCTTGGAAGGGATGGCGCGATCTGGCCGGATGCGGCCGTCGGCGATCTGGGCGCGGAGGATATCCGCGAGCTGGACCGACAAGGGAATGCTGCCCTCACGGTCGATCTGGGCACCGACGAGGGCTTCATTGACGACCACCAAGCCCCGTCGGACAGCAGTGCCGTCGCGCACTTGGTCGTCCGCGTTCTCGGCAGCCGAGCCGTAGGAGAGATTCACGAGCCGGTTGTCATAAGGGCCACCAGGGCCGTGCCGCGTCATCATGCCTGGCGGGAGCGGACCCAGGAAGGCTTCGCCCACCAGGCGATGGACGGGCCACGATTCGCGCACATGATCCTTGGACAGGTTAACCACAAGGTACGTTCCTGCGCTGGGCCGCAAAAACTTGCCCCGCGGCCGGCCCTGAGGGTGCAGGCTGCGCACGCGCCCCCAGTCCGATACCTCGTAGTAGCCTTCGTACCCGACGACCGGCAGCCATCGCTCAACCGGACCGATAGATGCTGTGGCAGACTCGCTCATAGCCGGACTCACCCTCCGGTCAGGGTCCGGCTAACGGTGTTATCGCACCGTCCGGACCCGTTTTCTATTGACTGAACAAGTCTATGCGCTCGGTAGCACGGACGTTCGGATTCTCGGATTCCTCAGGTGGCGTCCCCCGGCAGGTGCCTCGCGTAGCTCCCGAACCCCGGCGCGGTCACCACGAGCCCTTCGTCGCGCAGCAGCCTGACCGCCCGCCGTGCCGTCGACCTCGCCACCCCGGTTTCCTGCACGATCCTGGACTCCGACGGGATCTTGCCGCCCGCCGGTATCTCCCCTGACTCGATCATGGCCTGTACCTGCCGCGCCACCTGCACGTAGGGCGCGACCGGGAGGTCATAGTCGACAAGATCCACCCGGCCGTTCTACAACTCCCTAGTGCAGGGGGAGTGAAGGTCATACGGCTTCCTGCGTGTTAACACGAGTCATAGGATGCGACCGTGGATGACGCTACCCGGACAGCCGGCCGCGAAACTCTGCGGGACCGGCTCGGGCCGCTGGCGCCGACACGCCCGGGGGAAACCCGGTTCTGGTGCTCGTGCGACACCGCCCGCCAGCGCCCGTTCCTCTCGTCGGCCGCGCTGCTGGAGCACATCGAGGAAGCCAGGGCGATGCACCAGCCGGCGGAGTCGTGACCGCGGTCGTCATCTTCGCTGCGGCGGCTGTGGCCGTCTTCGCGGCGCTGGCGGCCTGGCGGTACCGGCTGAGGCTGCCGTGGCGTGCCCGGAAGATCGAGTGGGTGAAGCCTCCGGACCGGCCGTACCCGTGGGAGACGCCGGGGCGCGAGAAGGACTAGCGCCCGGCCTTCCGTCGCTGCCGTGCTTTCTGCCGCCTCCGGTACTCGCGTCCGCCGGGAAGCGGCAACGGAGTACCGCCGCACGTGCAGTCCCGGGCGTGGTAGCGGACCCGGCGCGGGCGGGGCTTGTCACGCCTGGTCGCGCTCATCGCCGTCCTCCGGTAGCCGGCACGCGGCGAACTGGCCGACAGCCAGCGCCTCGGCAGCAAGCCGCATCTTGTCGCCCTCCGTCAGGAACGCATGCGCCGCTACCCGTGCCGCGATTCCGAAGTGGCGCCGGAACGCGTTGCGCGGGCGGTTGACCAGGTCGTCGTTCGCTGCGGGCAGCCGTTTCGGCCCGCGCGCTTCCATGTGCTCCAGTATCTTCGCCGAAACCGCCTCGCCGAGGTCTGCCGCTACAGCATCCAGTGCCACCCTCGCCAGCGCCTCATCTGAGTCCATCCACGTGTCGTGGCGCTGGTATGACAGCAGTTCGCGGGTGATGGCCCCAGCGGCCTTGGCATAGATCTCTGGCGGGTAGTCAGGCACCTAGTCCGCCCTCCTTGTGATCTTCACGTCCAGCCCGCACCGATGGCAGAACGCCGTCTTCCCGTCCTGGTGCAAGGTGGCGCTGCTGATGTCGCACCCGCATTCGAGTTCCTTGCCGTCGAGCCGGGTGCACCGCTTGCACATGAGCGCGTCCGGGGGGACTGAGGTGACACGCCGGAACCTGTCGTTCCACCGCCCGCACTTCGCCAGGCACCGGTTGACCATGCGGTGGACGGTCTGGCTGCCGTCCAGTTTCGCGAGTTCAGCCATCGCCGCCCGCCTTAACGTCCGACTCGGGCAGCCTCAGGTACATCCGCAGCCGTTCGCTCAGGTGCTCGATCAGGTACGCCGCAAGAGCGGCACCGAAGGCATCAGAGCGGCCTGCTGTCACTTTGTCGATGGCCGCGCCGAGTTCGCGGGAAAGTTCGTACTGGGCGCTCCACGCCTGCATATGGGCGATGTCGCTGTCCTCGGGTCCGGTGGCCGGCGCGCCCGGTGGGTCAGTCATCACGACGCCTCGGGCGCTGCGGGCCTGCGCGCGGACCGGGCGGCGTCGACAAGCTCGAACACGTTCACGGCGAACGCCTCGCGGTGAGCGGTGCTCGCCCGCCCGTCACTGTAGTTGTTCGTGTAGGTGCGCCTGAGCGCATCGCAGGCCGCCCACAGCATGTCATCGGAACTGACCGGTGCCGATGACTGGATGAACTGGCACGACGCCGGATCTTCGACTTCCACGACCACGACGCCCGCGCGCTTGAGTTCGCGACGAGATGCCGCCGTTAGCTGGCCGGTCTTGCACAGGAATACCTCAGCCATTGCCGACCTCCAGCGCCTTGCGCTCGTTGTCCTGGTACGCCTGCCACAGGGTGCGCGACTCATCGACGTGCAGGTACGGGAGCATGACCTCGGTCAGGGTGGCCATCTGCGCGGCGATGAGCGCGAGGTTGGCCTCCAGCCAGTCCTTGACTACCCGCCACGCCACGTTCTCGGCGTGCTGCTCGCTGGTGAACCTGCCCGATGACTTCTTGAGCGACGCGAACTCGCCGCCCCGCTCGGCTTGCACCAGGACCGCGCGCATCGCCTTGACATCCACGGGCAGCGTGAAGTTCCGCTGGCCGTGCGGAGTCCGCAGCGAGAAGGACAGCCCGGCGGGCTTACCGTCCTCGAAATGGACGGCCACCGACGCAGCGCCAGCGGCACCGAGGATCGACTGGCATTCACCGACCGTCTGCGCGGCCGGGATGGCGGTCGTGTAATTTAGGGGCCTATTTGCCATCGAATCCGATCCTCCGCGTCTTGATCCCGGCCCGCTCGGCGAGCCTTGCGCACTGCGTCGCACCGTGGCTGCCGTGCGGCTTCTTCCGGCCGCAGTCCGTCTTGGCGCACTCGTCGACCGCCGCGACGCACTCGTGCGCCCCCAGTCCCACCATGGCCGCGTTCCGGTTCATCCCGGCCGCCGGGTTGAACTTCCCGTCCGGGTACCACTGGAGGCGGGTTACCGGGTGACGCTCGGGCTTGCGTTTCATTCCGGGCAGCGGCGACGGGAGCAGCGCCCAGTCGTCGGCCATCTCATCGCCGCCCTTAGCTTTCCCGTGGATCACGATGATCAGGCGGTACCCGAGGTCCCAGGCGCGCCGTTCTGCTTCGTCCAGCGCGGCGTACAGCTTCGCCCGGGCGGTGTAGGTGCGCGATGAGGTGACTAGCACGCGGTAGGCGTCAGTCATCAGGACGCGTCCCGCAGTCGGCCGAGGTCGCACGCCTCGGTGATCCCGGCCAGCACGCTCGCTTCTTCGTCGATCTGCTCGTCCATCCACCACACGCTCGCGAGCTTGCCCTTGACGACCACGCCGATGTTGAAGTCGTCGGACTCCCGGATCTCGAAGCCGTGGCTGACCGCCAGCGCCTTGTCGGTGAAGTGCGAGCCATCCCAGTAGTGATAGATGTCGTAGCCCGTTTCGGGGGTGCCCTCGACCTGGGCTGTCAGCACGATGTAGACCTCGGCCATCACCGCTCCTTGTTAGCTAGGTCGATCAAGGTCAGGGCGTGACACGAACCTTGATCGTCGCAATAGCACGCCAGGTCAAGCCCGGCCAGTTCTTCCAGGTGGGCCAGCACCCACCGCCGGTCGTAGGTGATCACGCCTGACCGGATCTGGTCGGGCAGGTCCGGGTCGGACCGCTCCAGCCACGCCCGGTGCAGCCGGACCACGAACTCGCGGGCCTGGGTGACTGTCTCCGCGCGCCCTTCCCGCAGTGCCCATTCGACGGTCCAGGGGTTGCCGAAACGGGACGGCCGGGCGACCGACCTCGCGCCCTCAGGGAGCCTGAAACCTCGCTGGCGTTTCAGCTGGAGCCGCCGTGGCGACACTGGTTCCGAGCCTGCCCCGGAGCATCGCACCGCGGGGAACCCCCTGGCAGGCTTAACCGGGTGAGCGCCTATCTTCCCGTCCTTGCGCACGGGAGCGGAAAGGCTGCACTCAGGGCAGCGGGCACGGGGGCGGTCAGGCATCACGGATCTCCACCTGGTAGCTGAACACGATCTCCTCATCGGCCGCCCTGACCGTGACGGTGTCGTCCCAGCCTCGCCTCTCCTCGGGCAACTCCCGTTCGATCATCGCGAGCAGCCGGCGCACCTGAACCCAGTTGGTCGGGTTAGGGAGCGTGTATTCCTTCACGGTCGTGGTGACCGTGCGGTGTGACCAGTCAGCCATTGCCTGCCTCCGCCGGCGCTAGGTGGATGGCTGCCACCAGGGTGCCCGTGGTCATTCCCTCGGCCGCCGCTATCCGGTCAAGAGCGGCACGAGTGAAGTCCTCGTCGGAGTCGTCGAGTGGGACGCCTGCCCGGCCCACGTCGGCTATCTTCACCCACATCGCGCCGGCCGGGCCTTCGCCGGACATCTGCCAGCCGTTCGCAGTCAGCCACGCGTGGATCTTGCTGACCGGCGGGTAGCCGTGCAAGAGGGTCAGGTTCATTCGTAATCCCGGCCCGGTGCGGCGGTTCAGCGGAGTCTCCTGCCGCTGGATCACGCAATAGCCGGGCAGCTCCTCGATGTACCGGGCGATCCTGGCTGAGTGCTCAGGAGTGCTGGTAATGCGGATGCTGGTGATATCGGACTGGTCAGGCATCGTCGCCCCCGTCCTTCACGTACAGCCCGGCTATAGCGTTCTGCGCTGCCTGCAAGCCCGCTGTCAGTTCCGTCGCGCAGCGGTGGCAGGCTCCGAGGTAGAGGCTGGCCGACGCTACCTGGTCGCTGACCTCGCGGCACTGGTCGTCACCCAGGCGGCCCGTGCCGGCCTGCGAGTCCAGGAAGGCGGTTAGCTGTGCGAGTAGCTGCGGCAGCCGTCCCGTTGCCGTGTAGAGCGCGCCGAGGAGGGAGTAGGCGTCGGCCGGGTTCTCAAGGCCGCCGGCTCCGGGCATGGTCGCGTGGTTGAGGTACCTGATTCCTTCGGCGAAAAGGTCGGCCGCCTCAAGGGTGGTCGCGGGAGTGTGAGGGCCGTCCATGTGGAAGTTGACCATGGCGATATAGCCTTCCGGGAAGTTGGGACAGGCGAACTCTCCGAAGATGCGCCGTGCGGCCACGTCGTAAGCGAATGCGGCCTCCATCTCCGTCGCGAACCGGCCGAGCCACTGAGCCTTGCCGCCCGCCTTGATCTTCGCTCCCCACTTGCCATTGCAAGGAGTAACGCCCTTATACCTGGACGCGCCGCGGTGGATGGGCCTGGCGTTTGCGTTGTTCTGCGCTCGCGTAGCAGGTCGGAGGTTGTGTCGCTGGTTGTCCAGGCCAAGGTGATTAATGTGGTCGGTCTGCGGCCAGCCGGTGATTAGCTTGTGCATGTACATCAGTGCCGCACGTCGGTCAGATATTGGCCTACCTACGGCATATGGCCCATGGTTCTTTTCGCGGACCTCGTGGACCCACCAGCGATACGAAGCGATCAAGGCGAAGTCGTCATCGTCGACCAGGGCCACGCGGCCAGCGGCCTTCTTGCCGTGGAGGGGAATCTCTCTCACCGCGTTGCCCTTCCGTCCGGGCTGTGGGGTCCGTCTGTTCTCAGGGGGACTGGCTCATCCATCGGGGTTCTCCTCAGTGCGGCTCGGGCGCGCCGGCTTCCCAGCGCCTTGCAGGAATTCGGCGAACTCCAGCACCGCCGAGCGGTCGTGCTCGGACAGGTTCTCCACCTTGCGCAGCAAGGCCTGGTCAGGCGTGAAACGGGACTCTCCGGTGAACCACCCGAGCGGGCGGCGGTAGAGGCGCATCAGCCTGCGCAGTTGCTCGCCCGTGATGGTGGCTTCGCCTGCCTCGATGCGGGCCAGCAAGCCGATTGCCCAGCCGAGGGCGTCGGCTGCCTGGCTGAGGCTGATGCCGAGGTACTCGCGGGCGTCGCGGATACGGCCGGGCAGGATTCGCGTGTCAGGCAAGGTGCCACGACCCGTCAGGCAGCCAGACCTCCACCAGGCTGGTCTCCGATCGCCAGCGGGCGAGCACGCGGCCGTTCCCGTCGCACGACGTGTGCGCGGGCGGGTCGTGGCCCGGGTCGTTGGTGCAGAGCTGGTAGCTTTCCGGCTTGCGCTTGATAAGCGGTTTGCTCATCGCCCCGCACATTCCGGCGCGCCTCGCGTCATCAGTCGTCGGCATCCAGGGGCACCTCCCTGCTCAGGTACTCTCGCCACGGGACCGGGCCGGCGGGTGTCCAGAACCGCCAGTCGTCATGGTCCGGGCCGGTTATCACCAGCGTCCACAGGCAGCCATGGACGTCGGTGATGGCGTGGGCGGCCTTCCTGCGAACCGGCATGGGCCGGAAACGCCGGTGCGCCCGGAACACGTAACGCGAGCGGTCGGCCGCGTCCGGCCACAGCGACTCCTCGTAGGAACCGGACAGGACGATGCTGGCGAAAAACCACGGGTGATCATGCGGGTCAGGGTCAACATCCGGGCGGTGTATGAGGTGCAGGTAGACGCCGAACCACGGCGTCTTGACCAGCCTCAGCCGGTCAAGGAACAGGGCGTCGTCCCGCTGCACCCTCATGGCGCTGAGCGCCGACCAGTCACGAGCCATCCGCGGGCACCTCCCACGGCCCGTCAAGAGGCTCAGTCCCGCTAGCGCCGTGGACCGGGCAGCACGGATCGCCGACCCGGAAGCCTCCGGTGTCGCTGAACCTGACGCAGATGCACTCACCGTGCGCTGCGGGCACCTCCCCGAGTAGTTCCCTGGTGATGGCCATCCGCTCCGGGCATGGCCACTCGTGCTCCCGGCAGTCCGGATTCACGCAGTGGAAGCGTTCCCGGTACGTGCAGTCCGGGCACTCCCTGACCTCGCTGAACGACCGGGCGGCCGACTTAGTCCACTCGTGAGCGGGGCAGCGCAGGTCCAGGTCGTAGGAACGGACTGGCCGCTCCTGGCGCTGGTGACGTGCCAGCACCGCCTCAACCGCGTTCAGCAGGAGCGGGACATCGGCAGCCGACTCCATCAGGCATCGCACGCCGTCATCGGAGATCGGCAAGGCCGCGCCTAGCGGGCGCTCGCTGCGCTGCCGTACCCCGGACAGGTGCGCCGTTAGCTGATCACTCACTGGTCTCTCCTGGCAGGTGCTTGCTGACGGCTTCCCGGAGCGCCGTGGCGCAGTCCGTGAGGCCCTGCGCTCTCGCGCTGAGCAGGATCGAGCGCGAACAGCTGAGCGGGCCAGCGGTGACCTCAGAGCGGCGGTCGCACTCCGCTGCGGAGGCTTCCCATTCCCCGGCCAGCGACAGCAGCGCGCTGAGCGCGTCAGCGAGACGCGGAACGTCCTCGCAGGACCAGCGCCCGGAGTCGGGCAGCACGAACCGTCGTTCCTCCGCTGCATGCTCTGCGGCGGCAGCCAGGTAGGCGGCGGCAGGATCAGTCTGGGTGTCACTCATCGCGCTCTCCGAGTACCTTTCTGGTGATGGCTTCGATGGTCCGGCAGAACGGCTTGCCCGGCCCGTGCTCGTGGCTGCTGACGCAAGCCTCCGACTGCCCCATCCCCTCGGTGCAGCACTCGGTGCAGATCCGGTACATCAGGGCATCGGCGCAGGCATAGTGCAGGTTCGCGTCAACGGCGAACCCGCTGGCGAGGTCTTCCTCGGTGTGGTCGTGGCCGCATTCGTCGTAGATGCCGAACGGCTTGTGGATCGAGCGGACCGCCTCAACCGCGCCGACAAGGCGGGGAACATCGGCCACGGACCGCAGGGCCTTGCTCACGAGTTCCAGGGCGGTCGCGTAGTCGTGCCATCTCGCCTTGTCCGCCATGGTCCAGCGTTCCCTGACCTCGGACAGGTGCGCGGTTAGCGGGTCAGGCTGGGCGGCGGCAGCGTCAGTTGGCATCAGCGGACTCCGTCGATGAACTTGCGCACCTCGGCGGGCGAGTTGAGGAAGCCGCTCATGGCCTCCAGCATCATCAGCTCGATGGCCGCGTGGCCGCACGTCTCCGGGTGCTTGCTCAGGTCGGACGTGAGCGATGCCATCGCGCCGGGCAGGTCGCCCGCGTCGGCGTACTCCAGCGCGCGCTCTTTGGCCCACGCGACATGCCCGGCGCGGGTGCCCATGAATCCCCGCTCGTCGGCGACCTCGGGCAGTTCGGTGGGTTCGGTGTCAGGCACTTGCTATCTCCCTCGCTCGCTTCTCCGCATAGGCCGCTGCCTCATCGCAGCCGTGACCGCTTCCGCTGCCGCCGAGGTGGACCTTGTGCCTCAGCCATTTGCGGTAGCCCATCTCGCCTCCGGGCGGCAGGCGGTGATCCTCGTACTTGTCGCCGGGGTAGATCGGCGTGGCGCACTGCCAGCCGTCGCAGCGGTGCTGTATCCGGGCTGTCCGGACCTTGACCGGGATGACCGGCTGGCAGCCGCTCACGAAGCGGCCTCGGTGATGGACCCGAACATGACCCCGGCCGCTCCGCGAACCTCATCCCACTCCCAGTACCGGTCGTGACGGCGGATGGTCTCCCGCCACCAGCCCTGACGGGGGTCAGCCGGCTCACTGCGCGTGCCTACGTACTGCCGGGCGACGGCGCGGGCGAGATCCAGCGCCCGCACGACATCATGGGTGCCGGTCACCAGTACCGATGACTCGATGCCGTCTTCGTCGGTCAGGACCCGCGCGGACACCTTGCGCGGCCGGTATAGGCGTCCGTTTGGCCGCTGGATCGGCGGGGGATTGGCTGCGGCGTCACTCACCGTCTTCCTCCGGGCACTTGTGGGCGGCTGCCGCGTCGATCAGGTCACCAAGGACCGGGTCGTGATCTAGCTCGGTGCCGATGTCGGGAGTCCGGCCGTGGAACACCGCGTGCCCTTCGATCGTGACGTGCCTGCCGCAGTCCGGGCACCCGGCCTCGGTGAAGCTGTCCGGGTCCAAGCCGAACGCCCGGACACGGGAAGCCTCCGCCTCGCCCGCGCTCACCGGGTCAGGCTGCGGGTCCGCCAGCAGCTGCGCCAGTTCCGGCCGGCGCCCGGCTATCTCCTGAACCTCAAGGGCCAGGTTGTCCAGCACCCAGCCTCTGTCCGCTCCCCCGTCGCGGGGCTTGGAGATGATTCCGTAAGCCGCTACGACAGCTTCCTCAAGCGCGGCCAGCCGGTCAGCGTTAGCGGTCATCGAGCATCACTCCCTCAGTCCCGGTGTAGCCGCAGGACAGGCAGCGGTGGACGCCGACAGCCCCGAAGTGGCCGCGAGAGTGCTCCGTCCCGCACAGGCATCGCCAGCGCCGGGGCGGGTAACCGGCCGCGAGGTCCGCTCGCTCAGCGTCAAGCGCGTCAGCGATGACGCCGACGTTGATCGCCGGGTCGGGGTGGTAGCAGGTGGTGGTCATCGGGTCTCTCCTAGATAGGCGGTCGCTACCGCCAGGGCGGCGTCCCAGCAGGTGCAGACGGCATCCGCCTCGGTGTCGTCCTGATTACCGAACCAGAGGTCGCAGCGGTCGCAACTCCCGTCCGGGTGCAGGAAAGCCTCGGCCTCTGCCGCTAGTTGCTCAAGCCAGCCCGCGACAGCAAGGGTCACTGCCGGGTGCCATGAGGCGATGTACTGCGCCCGGACCGTCAGGTCCGCCGACGCGATCTCGTCAATGCCGTCGGCGGTCCATATGTCGTGCCCGGACGAGCACCACGGCGGCGGGGGCACCAGGGCCGCCCGCTCGCGCATCAGCTTCGCCGCCTCGCGGAGCAGTTCCGCCGGGCCCGGGGTGTCAGTCATCGCCGTTCTCCTCCGCCAATGGCCATCACGGCCAGGTCCCTTGTCGCGTAGGTCAGCAGCACCTTGTCCATGCCCGTGACCCGGAGCACCTTGAGCACTTCCTCCCGGTCGCAGGCCAGCCGCAGCCAGCCGCCCCGTGCCCGTGCCCGCTTGAGGGCGGCCAGGATGACGCCCAGCCCAGGCGCGTCCAGGAACTCGCACCCGGTCAGGTCCAGCAGGACACGGGAGTGGCCGCGGTCGTCAAGCCGCATCAGCGACTGCCGGAGCAGCGGCGCCGTGTAGACGTCCACGTCTCCGGCCGCCTTGAGTACTGCGACCTCGCCTATGGCTCCCTCGGTGAGGGTGAGGGCGGTCACGGCTTGCCGCCCTGATCCGGGCACGCCTCGCTGAACTCGTACTGGCCGTCCGGGTCGCCGATGACCCAGAAGTCGCTCGCGCCGTCATCGAACCGGACCACGTAGCAGTCGCGGCCTTTCACCTGAACCTGGCCGGCCAGGGTGGCCCACTCGCCGCTGCGGTAGCCGTAAGGGTGCATCGTGCGGATGCTGGTCACGAGCCCACCGCCCTGGATCTCCTCGCCTAGGCGGGACACCTCGTCAGCGGCGGCTACGGCTTCCTCTCCTGAGTGCCTGATCTGGTGCCACCGGGCGAGCAGGCCCGCCGGGACCATCGACCTCATCAGGTCCGACGCGAGGGTGCCGGCGAACATCGGCAGGATGTCGTCTAGCAGTCGCTCCAGCTCGGCTATGCGGGCGTCAGCCTTCTCGTGCCGGGCGGTCACCTCGGCCAGCCGGCCTTGCAGCCTGCCGCGCTCGTCGTTCACGCCCGCACCGTAAGCGGCGCCCTCCGTACCGAGCCAGACCCGGCCTGATCCGCTGGTGCTCATCGCGCCTCACCGTCCAGGAGAGCGCCCATCTCGCCGCACCGGGGCAGGTGGGTGATGACGCTCTCGGTCAGCTCCGCGAGGCATCCCGCGCAGCGCCAGACTGCCTCGTGCAGCTCAAGCCGCTGGGTGACCGGGCGGGACCAGATGCGCTCTCGCTCGGCCGCGCGGATGGCCGGCGCGACGGCATCGAGGATGCACAGCGGCAAGTCGAAGTCCTGTTTCTCCGGGGCGTCGCAGAAGCATCCGGTACTGTCGCAGCCCATCTTGTGCATCCAGGCGCTGACGGCCTGCTCGGCGAGAGCGATCGCCTCGGGCGGTACGGGTGGCGTGGTCACAGGTCGCCTCCGAGGCCAAGCACCGGGTACAGGTCAGGCATCCCGAGGCAGCCGTCGATTACGTTGGCAACGATCTGGCTGTCGGGCGGGACCGGCGAGCCCTTCGGGGCCATCGCGCCGTGAACGTAGCCCATGACCGCCGCTTCCCTGACGAGCTTCTGCTCGCGGTCAGTCAGCGCAGACCAGGCGGCGTTCCTCCGGGCGGCGCGCTCGGCGTCCCGGACTTCGAGGTACCGGACGATCGCCGGATCTACGGGTGCCGGGGTGGTCATGCGTCCCACCTCGCCTGCACCGTGACCGAACCGGCCTCGTCCCCGTCCATCAGCATCCATGCGGTCTCGGCCAGGTGCGCGCCGCAAGCCTCAAGCACCTGGTAGGCAGGGTCGCGGTCGGACCGCTCCACGCGGAACCGGGACAGGCTCGCGCACTGCTCGTAGTCGTCCTCGGGGACGGCCATGTCCCAGTCGCAGCGGGTCCCGTCGTAAGTGAGTGGCACCGCGGGCTCAGGGAACGCCGCGCCGAGGGAGGACGCCCACTCGCGGAGCAGTTCCTCGGCTGCGGCTTTCAGTTCGTCAGCGTCGTCGCCGTACCGCACCTTCGGCCGGCCCGGCATCGTCGCCGACTGGAGCACCCACTCGTCCGAATCATGGTCCGGCTTCCAGATCTGGTACAGCCAGTCGCCTAGCGAGCCCGCGTACCCGAGGTAGCCGCCGTGGTCGTTGCCGGTCCACCGGATCAGCTCAGTCATCGGACTCCTCCTGCTTCGCCTTGGGCAGCGTGAGCTTGTAGCCGAACTCCTCGGCCGCCGCGCGTGCCTGGTCTTCATGTGCCGGGCAATAGTCCTTGCTCAGGAACGAGACTCGCTGATAGCGGACGAACAGCCATCCCTGCGACCTCGCCAGCTTCCGTGCCGCGACCTGGGTGCGCGGGAACACCCATGAGCCGTCCGGCTGCTGGCCGCCCTTGACCTCCGCCGGGCATTGCGCCGTTCCCGAATCCGTCACGGCCGACGGCACCGTGGCGTCGCACTCGACGTGGGCACTGGTGTAGACGCTCACCGGAACGCCCCCCTCAGCGCCTCGAACTGGGCGCTTATCGCGTCAAGCCGCGCCTGGTCGCAGTCCGGGCACCACAGCGGGCCCCACCACGTGCCAGCCGGGCTCTCGCAGCCGGGTTCTATGCAGGTCTTGCCGCTGGGCTCCTGGCAGACGTGCTTGCCCGCGTCGCGGCACTGCTGGTGGCTGAGGCTCATAGTTCGCCCTCCTGCCTGCCCGGTGCCGCAGCGGCGATGGCCTCGCACCCGGCGGCATGCTCGGCCGCGTACCCCGCCAGCACCGCCGGGGCGTGCTGGGCGGCGAAGCCCAGGAACCACCCGCACGCCCGGCAGGCCAGGTACAGCCACGGACGGCCCTCATTCACGCCCGCGAGCAGCATCACGTCGGCCGCCCACGGCTGGAAAGGCTGCACCGCCGGGTCAGTGGTAATCCACTCGGGCGGCACCGGGTCGGAGGTGTCGGCGTTGGCCTGGTCTGCGCCCATGATGGCGATGCGGCGGGCGAACATCTCGGAACCGCACGCTGGTCCGGGCCGGCTCGCGGCCGGGCTGTCATTCGTCGTCATCGGTCAGCCTCCGTTCCGGGCGTGGAACATGTGCACCCTCGCGCCCTCAGCCCAGCCGCAGCGGCAGAAGCCGCCGGGAGGGTCGCCGGCACGGTCGAACGCGTGCGGCTTGCGCGGGTCAAGCGGGTTCCGGTGCCATGCGGCGGCGTCGCGGAAATAGGCAGCGAACTCCTCGTCGCCAGCCAGGCCGACCTCATCGGCCAGGGCTTCCAGCGTCTCCGCGAACTCGAGGTCGGCTTGCTGGGGTGTCATCACGGCGTCCATCGGTCGCACTCCTAGTCGTCGTCGCGGCTGCGCAGCCGCTCCTCGCGCTCGGACATCCCGCCCGGATAGGCGGCCCCGTCTTCGGTTCGCTCGTCCTGGTCGGTGAAGGCCGGGTTGCGCGGTGCAAGGCCAGGCCAGTTCGGGAATTGCTCCTTGAACAGGTCGGCGTTCATGAGCAGCTCGGTTCCGGTGAAGGCCATCACGAGCCGTCCCTGACTGATACGAGCCATTCAGATGCCCGCCGCAGATGGTGGTCTTGCAGTCCGGCCCGGCCGTCAACCCGGATGACCTTGTGCGGCACCGCGCAGCGGCGCAGCTCGCGCGCTGCGTCCGGCTCGTCGTCGAGCCAGCAGAACGGCCGGTCCCCGGCGTAGGCGCGCATCGCTGCGGCTTTGGTGGTCCCGATCGAGACGTGCTCGCTGAACCTGCGCCCGGCCCTCCCCGGCTCCATCGGCACCCACGGCAGGACAGGAAGCCCGACCAGCGGAGCAATGTGCTTAACGGCCAGTTCCTCCCAGGTGGTGCACCACGTCAGTTCCGCGCCATGCTCAACTGCGACCGCCAGCAACTGCCTGCCGTGAGACGGATTGAAGCGGATGCGCAAGCCCATGACCTTCGTGTCCTGCCAGCCCTTAGGCGGGGTGCTCCCGCCGCTCAGGGCGTTCAGCACGCCGTCAACGTCGACCGCCAGAATCGGGCGGGGGGTTCCGGTGAGTGCCATCACTTGCCGTCCTTCCTGACGACGACGCGGTTGACGTACTCCGGTGACCGCTTGTCGAACGTGCTGATACCGGGGGCACCGCGCAGCCACTCGAAGTACTGGCCGATCAGGACGGGAAGGCACCCGCAGTCATCGGTGCCGGAGTGGTGGAAGCCGCCAGCGCAGCGGCTATCCGGGCAGCCGCACTCGTCGCCACACCACTTGCCGCTGCGCATGTAGTTGGCCCGTGCCCACGCGGCCTGGGTGATCCCGGCCTCTTTCAGCGTGGCCCTGGCGGTGGCGTTCAGTTTCACGACTCCGCTCCGAATGTGATCGTGGTGATGTTCAGGCCGGTCATCCACGCCCACCACCGGCCGCAAGTCGGGCAGTGGTAGACAGCGGACGGCGGGACGTAATCGGCACCGTCCCAGCACTCAGAGCAGCCGCAGTCGCCGCGCCCGGTAGGGGTGCCGCAGTGCCAGCAGTCCTCCGTCTCCTGTGGCTGGTAGCCGTCAGGAACTTCGCGCTGGTCCTCGGCGTCCTCGGGATGGCACCCGCGAAAATGCTCGGCCATCACTTCGCCCCTTCCGTGCGCGCCAGCGGCTTGAACGGCACGACGTACCAGCCGGTCGCATACAAGCCGTAACCGCCGCCAGTGCGGTGAAGGCGCTGAGTCCGGGCCTTGACGCGGTCCCACGCCCAGCCCTTGGCGAGCAATCCCCACGTGCCGTCGTGGTGCTTCGCTATCCCGGCCCAGTCGTACGCAGCAGCGGTGCGGATCTTGATCTCAGTACCGTCTGGCGCAGTTGCTACCAGGGTGACCTTTGGCTTGCTGTCCATCTACGCCACCTCCGCGCCCTCTGGCCGAACCGGGACCAGCGTCAGGAACAAGTCGTCCGGTCCCTGGCTCACTCCGCCGCCGTACAGCCGGATGGTGCCGTCGTCGTCCATCTGAACCTGAGCGGCCTTCGGCCAGTCCACTGGCGCACCGTCCGGCCGGGTCCGGTGGGAGAGGTAGAACCGCGAGGCGCTGACTCGCATGACCTCGCGACGCTGCGTGCCGAAACTCGGATGGTCGGGGCGCTGGATGTAGTGGTTCGTCACGTCGTAGACGCTTCCGGCCTGCACTCGCCGCTTGATCTCCGCGAGACTCGGGTGCCCCAATCCCTGGCCCATCTACGCCACCTCCCTGGCCGCGTCGCCCATCGCTGCCGCGCAGCGGTGCTTGCACAGGTAGCCGAACGCCGCCGCCCTGCACTCGCAGGACAGCGAGGTGGCGGTGTACTCCCGCTTGCCATCGGTGCTCCTGACCGCCCACACGTTCTCCCGGACCGGCCTGAGCTTGCCCGCGATGATGAGGTCAGTGGCAGGGGCATTGAGTTTGCCGAACGGGACGGCTGCGAGGCGGGCGGCCTCGGCGCGCTTCTCGTCGCGGGCTATCGCGAAGCACCGGGCGCTCATCTTCCGGGCGATGCTGGCAGCCGAACGCAACGGCCTGCCGCATCCGTTCCGCTGGCACTTGATGACTTCGGGTGTCATGACACCACCATACCTGAGGGTGTCATGACACCGCAAGCCATCTGTAGTATCCTCGGTGTCATGACAGTAGAAGGGCACCGGATGCCGACGAAAGGCAACCCGCGCCGCACGTTCCGGTTCGAGCCGACCCTGTGGACGGCATTCACCGAGGCAGCGAAGCGCGATCCGCACAAGCGGTCCCCGACCGTCATCGTGCGTGACTTCATCGCGTGGTATGCAGGCCAGCGCGGTTTCGCGAGACCCGTGCGGCCCAGCGCCCGCGACAGCAAAGAGCAGCAGGACTGAGCGGCCCGGCGGTGTGCAACCACCGCCGGGCCTTGCCACACCGACCTATCCAGAAGGACCGGTGCAACGATCATGAGGGTAACAACGCGCCCCGTTCGGCGACATCCGCCCGATGCGACCGGCACGGCGGCGACCGCCTTAGCGTGACGCTGCGATGCGGGGCGCGGACCCCGAAAGACTGCCTGGATGACGATGTGCGGCCGTTTCTGAAACAGCCGGTACTCAAACCCAACGGCAGTTACCGTGCACGCGCGACCTGCCACGACGACAAGAGCACCAGCGGCGACCTGCTGGTGAACGTGTTCATGGGGCGCGTGACCTGGAAGTGCTTCGCGGGATGCTCGCCCGCCAGATCCCGCAACGCGCTCATCCTGCTCGGCATCCGCGCGGCCTGCCTGATCCGCGCCGCTGCCGACCTGGCCGCCGACATGGACGCGATCAGGGCAGTCATCGAGGGCAAGGAAACGCCGGCCCACAAGGTGCTGCTGGTCGCGGCGATCCTCGAAACCTATGAGGAGCTGCCGCGCGGCCGGGCACTCGAAGCACTGGCCGAATTCTGCGGCATCACCGGACGCGAGGCTTACAAGGCGCGGCGCGCTGGCCTGCACCCGTGATCGATTACATGCGCACAAGATCGCGAATTCGTCAAGCGGCGCAGATGGCAGCCATCGGACTTCTGAACAGAGTTCGGTTCTCGGCCGACTAACTGAACAGAGTTCGGTTCGCGAACGGGCACAAACTAGGTCACGGACATCGCGGACCTGAACTGAGTTCAGTCGGATGTCCGGGGACAAAGCGGCTGACATCACGACCCTGCCCCCGCTACCTCAGGCCACTTCCGCCCCCGGTATTCCGCTACCTTCCTCTCGTCCTCCGGGTGCAGCCTGTACCTGGATACCGGCATGAGACCGGCCGAGTCATGCTCGCCGCATTCAGGGCAGCCCGATGGCAGCGGCGGGAATCCCCTGCCGGGACCGCGAGGGCCGGTCATCACCAGGGACACGCCGGTCTCCCTGAGGCTCCGCTTGTTCACCCTCACCTCGGAGACGCGGACCACCTTGAACTTGTAGCCGCAGAGGTAGCAGGGAGTGGTGGCTATGAGGGAGACCATCATGCGGCTTCCCTGCCAAGATCAGCGCCGAGCGGCAGCGCCTCCCCGGTGATGGCCTCGACCAGCGCTGAGACGATGACCTCGGCGACCGGCGGGGTAACGGCGTTGCCGAACTGTCTCGTCTTCTCGCGCTTGTTGCCGAGCACGATGTAGGCCCCGCCGAACGCCATCGCCCGGCCTATCTCGCGGGGCTCCAGCATCCGGAACAGCGCGTCCTCGATGTCGAACGCGCCCGACACCAGGGCGTACCGGTCCCTTGCGGTCAGCGTGCCGACCGGCCCGGCCACGTCCCGCGCCACCCCGGTCCCGTAGTAGGGCACCAGGATGTCGGCCCAGGTCACCAGCGACTGGTGGCCCTTGGTGGTCATGGTCCGGGCGGGCTCGGTGACCGGCGTGCACATCTCCCCGCCGTCGCCTGCCCGGGACGTGTTGTTGCGCATCAGCATCGCCAGCGGCACCCAGCCGGACGGCTGGACCAGGCCGTGGTTCGCGCCGTCCGCGACGATCGTGGCCAGCGGGTCGGACTCGGCCCGGATGGTGCGCGGGCGGCCTGACCGCAGCGGCACCAGGAACGGCGGCGTGGTCAGCCCGTGATGCGCGCCCATCGTGGTCACGGTCCCGAGCGGGTCCGTGACCGAGGTTGCCGGGCTGTTGTTGCGCAGGACCGTGATGAACGGCGGAGCGACCAGGCCGAAATGGTTGCCTGACGCGGTCACGCCCTGCAGCGGGTCCCCGACATCGCCGATCCGGATCTCGTCGGGGCCGCCTCGGTGCACGGTCAGGAACGGCGGGCAGGCTATGCCGTCGTTCTCCCGCGTGGTCCTGGTGCCCATCGGGTCGGTGACCGGCTGGCCTTCCTCGCGCCACGTCCCGCCCGCCGGCACCAGGACGGGCGGCACCGCGAGAGCCTGCGTGGCCGTTGCCGTCTGCGTCGCGACCGGCGCATCGGCCGGGTAGGTACGGCTGCCGGGCCCGCGATCGCTGCAGCCCGTCTGGAGCGTGATCGGCCGGGCGTACCGCTCGAAGCCGGCGCGGATCCGCGCGAGGGTCTTCGGCGACAGCGGCTTGTCCCGGTCCCCGATCCGCTGGCCGGGATGATCCCAGTCGATCGCGGCGGCGGCCGGGAGCGCGCCCGGCTCGACGGCCTGCCCTCGGCACGCCACTTTCGGGCACCGGTACAGGTACTGCTGGCGGTACCGGCCCATGTCGTTCCCGGCCCGCTTGAACACCTGGAGCGCGGTCACGTACTGGCCGCACGACGGGCACCATGCCTGCGGGCGCAGCCACTTGTCCCAGTCCGGGTCGCGGCCCAGCGACTTGAGCCAGTACGCCAGGTACAGGCGGTCCCTTGACTGCGGCGCCAGGAGGGTCATGCGCGGCCGGGCGTGCATCGAGTTCAGCGCGATCAGCTTCGTCCGGTAGCCGAGGTCGGCGATGGACGCCACCCACTCCCGCCACCGGTCCCACTGCCGCACGTCGGCCACGTTCTCGACCACCCCGGCAAGCACCGGCTCGCCCCGGAGCTTCATCGCCCCGAGGTAGCGGGGCACGTCCCACATCAGCGCTCTCGACCGCTCCGTCGCCTCGTCGGGCAGCGTGTCGCCGAACAGGTCAGGCTGGCGGTCGTAGTCCCGCTGAACCCCCCGCGCCTGAGACCACGTCGGGCACTCGGGGGACGCCCAGAACAGGTCGCCTCTCGGCAGCACCGACATGTCCAGGTCGCGGATGTCGCCCTGGTAGTGGGTTGTGTCGGGGAAGTTCGCGGCGTGCGATTCGAGAGCGCGGGCCCAGTGGTTCGCCGCCGCCATCACCTCAACGCCCGGCACGGTCGCCGCGCCCTGCGAGCTGCCGCCCGCGCCGCAGAAAAAGTCCACCATCCGGAGTGTCATCGCGAGTCCCCCACCTGGCGCAGCACCGGCCGCTCAGCGTGCCTGCCCCCGTTACCGCCCTGCCGTCGCGTAGTCCTCGCGCAAGCGTCGATCGACGCCGCCGCGTACTCGTCGGCTGCGGCCAGTACCTGGTTCCGGACCGTGGCGCTCAGCCCCGCCCGGTGAAGTACCTGGCTCAGTGCCTCGCGGGCTTCGGCGGGTGTCACCGCAGGGCCTCGATCCTCAGCAGGGTCACGACCGCGTTGTAGCACCGGGCCACGAACCTCCCGGCAGCGACCCGGCTGTCGGCATCCACCCGGTCACGGTGAGGGCCGCAGAGAAGCATCGGGTTGACCGACAAGCCGCAGCAGTCGATGTCCCAGAACGCGACCGCCACGGCTGAGGACTCGCAGTGTCCCCGGTTCCAGTCGCAGTCCGGGGCAAGGTCTCCGAGGGAGGTCAGGTCCAGGTCTTCGGCTATGGCGGTCATGAGGCCGGCTCCGCGAGGTCGTCGAACTCCCCGGCCTTGGCCGCAGCGAGGAACTCGCCGAACTCGGCCCGGCTCAGCGCCGCGAACCAGATCTCGGTCCCGTGCTCGTCGAACGCGTCCAGGCTGTGCCGGATCTCGACATGGCCGTCTCCGCAGAGGCGAAGCTCGGCTCCGTGGTCCCTGGTGCCCGAGGGCTTTCTCCAAGGGGTGGGCAGGGCGGTCACGGCTGGCTCCGGGTGATGACGTGGCGCTCCCACGGCAGCGCGAACTCATCAAGCGAGGTGAGCGGCGTACCCGTGCCCAGCGGCACGCCGCACAGGCAGGTCGCTATCAGCTCCTCGTCGCCGAACTCGACCACCAGGGCGTGACCGCCTCGCACCGTGGCCGGGAACTCGTCGTCCATCTCGTCGTACACGGCGTCGAAGAGGACGGTGTTGAACTCGCCGTCGACCCCTGCGAGCTTGAATGACGACGAGGACCGGCCGACCTCCAGCGAGCGGATTACGTAGACCTCGCCTTCGGCCAGCCCGTGTTCCTTCGCCCGCTCGCCCTGGCCCGGCCAGCCGTGACCTGGATGAGCGAACCTGACGCTCAGCGGGAACTTCATTTGCGGGGGTCCTTCCTTCGGTGCTATCGGGGGCGGTGGTGCGCACCCGGTCCCCGGGGGGTCTTCGGGGGAAAGGACCGGAACCGGGTGCGCACGTCTTGGGGGCCTACTTGACGCAGGTCTCCTCGGCCTTGTGCTTGGCCGCGTTGAGGATCTTGACCTTGCAGACGGGCATGACGGGGGCACCCGTGACGACGATCTGGCCGGTAGTGCCGTCCCAGTGCGCGGTCGCGGTCACGGTGTCGTCGTAGCCCTCGTTGTAGTGGTCGTAGGGGACGCCAGCCGAGTCCAGGCAGAGCACGTTGGTCCCGGTGGAGTCGCCCTGGTAGATGCCGTTCGGGTCTTCCTGCGGGATGATCACGCTGCCGGGGTTGTTCGTCGAGTACGTGTTGTTCGGGTCGGGCAGGATCTGCGACGGGTTCGAGAGCTGGTCGGTGACCGGGATCGGCAGGCCCAGCGACGGGCACGACCAGACCGGGTGAGTGAAGTTGCCCGGCATGAACCCGAACGTCGTCGACTGGATGCCCAGTGCCTGGATGGCCTCGACCTCAACCAGGTCCTGCCGGATCTGGCTGAAAGGGAAGTTCGGGATGGGGATGACGTACTCCAGGCGCTGGCTGTCAGCGCCTTGCTGCTGGCTCTCGTTCTGGTTGGCCGAAATGGCCGGGCTGCTGTAGTTGCTGCACGCCGTGAGCAGCACCGTTACGACGAGAGCGGCCACGGCGAGGATTCCTGATCTCAATTTCCCGTTCCTGTCCTGATAGGGGATGCGGGGCTGACGGCCCCGGCTGAGCAATTCGCGGCTATCCACGACCTCATGGATGCCGGAGCGGGCACGCTGCCCGTGAGCAGGCTTGCTTCCTGGCATGCCTGATTGCCGATGCCGAGCGCCTCGGCAAGGTCGGCGGCCTTGGATGACCCGGCTGAGGGGATCTGGGCTATCACGCCGTCGATCTGCGCCACGTCGCCGCCAATGGCGGCGATGTAGCCCTCCTGCGTGTTGTAGTTGTTCTGGACCAGGTGCGCCTGCCTGGTGGCGTTGGCGTTCGTGAAGATCCACCCCGCCTGCCACATGCCGACTACGGCCCCGGTGATCAGGACGAGCGCGAGAACGCCGGTCCCGAACCACTTCCAGAAGGCCGTAATCACGCTGGCCGGTGTTATCTCGCTCATCTCGCTTGCTTCCTGTTCTCTCGGGGTTTGGTGGTGCGGGCCGGGCAAGCGGGGGAACTAGCCCGGCCCGCACGTCTAGGGGGTTCCGGTCGTCTCGCCCTGGATGGCAGCCTCAAGCGACGGCAGCGGCGGGATGATCGCAGCGAGGAACGAGCCGGGCGTCGCCGTGAAGCGCGGCGCAGGCCGGGTCACCCAGCGGGAGCGGACTGCGGTCGTCGTGACCTGCTCGCCGCTGCGCTTGTGGACGTAGGAGATTTCCTCCTCGCCGGCTTCGCGCACGCACACCCGGCCGCGCTTGAAGCCATCCGGGTAGTCGTTCCAGTTCACGCCCTTCTCGGCGAACAGCCGCTCCTGCATCTGGCTGCCGTTCAGCCCGTGCAGCGATGTGTGGGAGAAATGCGCCTGCGCCGCCATCGACACGCTGTTGCGCACCGCGTCCCGCTGCCGCCACAGGAAGTAGTTCGCGACCTCCACCGAACCCGGGATGGTGAACACCCGGCCGTCGAACTGCGGCAGGCCGCAAGAGCGGTACGGGTGCGGCTCGGTGCGCCGGGTGGCGTGTGCCAGCGCGGCAGTCGCGGTCGACGCGGCCACCGACGCCATCTTCTGCACCACGCCGCCGAACCACGGCTCGGTGTGGACCGACCCGAAATCGGCGGCGAGCACCGACACCTCATCGGACTCGGCGAAGGCCAGGACCGAGCCTGAGATCTCGGCGCACAGGGCTCGCGCCACCGAGTCCATCGCCTCGCTGAACCCGGCATCGAACGGGCGCTCGGCCTTGCGCAGGTACGCGTGGAAAGCGCGGCCGTCGACCCTGATCACCGTGTAGGTGCGGCGCGGCAGCACAGCTCTCGTGGCTGCCTCGTAGAGCTTCATGCGGTCACCGAGGGCGCTCGTGTCCGTCATCCGGCATCCTGCCCTTCGCCCTCGATGGCCTCAGGCGGCGCTGAGCCTGTCCCTGGCGGGTTTTCAGGCCCTGGCGCGGGTGTCCGGACGCCGGAACCCTTAGAAATGCGCTGAGCGCTGCCGGCGGCCATCAGAACGGCGGCTCTGCGTCGCCGGCCTCAGCGGTGAAGTCGCGCTCGATGATCGCCCTCACTTCGGCCAGGGCCTGGTCGCCTTCCAGGAACCCCGCCGCCCATTCGCTCAGCGCCGCGATTTTCAGGTGCGCTGCCGCCAGCAGCCTCCGTGACGCGGCCACCTCGCTTCTCGCGGCCTCAACCTCGGTCGGGCCTGCCCACGGGTCTGGCTGCTCAGGCTCGCTGCCTGGTTCCGGCTGGGCGCTGATCAGGTGCACCGACGAGCGCGGGAACACCTCGGCGAACGCGCCGTCCTTGTCCCGCAGCACCACCATGTGCGGGTCGCCCAGCCACTGGCCGGTGAACAGGTAGCCGTCCCGCTCGATGAACCCCTTGATGGCCGCGTGCACGTAGGTTCCCTCGGGCACCAGCGGCGGCGGCTCGGGATGCTCGCCCAGCCGGGCGATGGTCTCCAGCGCTCCCGCCGCGCGGCCTCTCATCGCCGCGATCTCGTCGGCGTCGCCTCCCCGGTCCGGGTCGGTCAGCCGGCCGCCTGGTGCCATCTCGCGCAGCACTGCCATCGCCGCCGCCAGCCGGGCTTCCGCCAGCACTGACGGCGATGCGGCCCGTGCTTCCTCCAGCAGGCGCAAGATCAGCGGCTCGGCGTCAGTGACGAGCAGCTTGCGGTCCCCGTCGCTGATCGGCTCGTACTGGGCCGCTACCGCGCACAGGATCTCGCGGACTTTGACGGGGCCGGTGAGGTCTTCCAGCCAGTCAGGCCAGGGTGCCGGGTCAGCCATTGGAGGCCACCGCCTCGGCGCCGAGCAGTCCTGCTGCCGCCGCTACCCGGTTCCACGCTGCCGGGTCACTCGGGGTCAGGCGGGCGGCATCAGCGAGGACGGCCCGCAGGTCGGACTGGTCCACTGCGCCCCAGCCAGCCGGGGAGCCCGTGCCGAACCGGCTTACGTGCGGATCCGGGATGACTGCCACCCCGTCGCTGAGGTAGGGCTCGCGGTCAGGCATCGAAGGTCTCCTTGTCGTGGTTCGGTTTCGCGGCTCTCTTCGCCGCCGTGGCCTGGACCGCGCGCATCAGCGCCACCAGCCGGGTAGGCGGCATCGGCTCGGCCTCGCGTCTCGGCGCCGCCTTCACCGCGCGCAGCGTCTTCCCGGCCAGCGCCAGCAGTCCCCAGCCCTCGGGAAGTTCCCCGTCCCTGAGCAGCCGGGCGTCGGGAACTACCAGCCACCAGCGGTTAACGAACGGGATGAACTCGGCGGCCTTCTCCGGCTCCTTGAGCTCGCGCAGCCAGTCCGAGCGGGACACCTTGACCTCGTGGCCGATCAGGTCGAACCGCCCGGTGACCTCCCAGCAGTCCGCCGCGATGAAGTCGGCCGTCCGCCGGCCGAATCCCGCGCCGGCCCGGACGTGCTCGGCTACGACGTAGCGGCGGCCGTTGCCGTACCGCCTGCCGTACCGCTGGTGCAGGGCGTCCAGCATCACCCGCTCCGTCGCGGTCACAAGCGGAACCGGCACCGGCTCGGGCATGACGACCGGGGGCAGGCCGAACAGGGCGGCATCGGAGTCAGGCAACGTCCCGTTCTCCTTCGTCGTCGTGGTTGTCCTCGTCCAGTCCCTGCCGCCTGCGGCTCAGCCAGGCGTCAACGGCCTGGTCCAGCACGTAGCGGCGGAAAGCGGCCTGGTCCGGTGACGGGGCATCCGGGGCCGCGTTCGCCCGCCTCAGCGCGAACTCGGCCGCCGGGCGCACGTCATCGGGCAGCGTCTCCGTCCTCCTCAGGTCCGCGTAGTCGTCAGCCGCGGCCCTGACGCACTCGATGGCGCACCGCCGCGCCCTGCCGTCCGGCGACATCAGGTGCGGGACGTTGGCCCAGACCGCGCTCTCGAACTGGTCGATCGCCGGGTCGCGGGACGGTCCGCGCTGCCGGTGGGCGCTCACGACGCCGCCCCGTACCCGCACCCGTCAGCAGGGCAGTCCCACCGGGTGTCCCAGCCAGGCGAGTCCTGGTCAGGGCTGAGGGCAAGCCCGGGGCCGTGGTCCGGGCATTCCAGGTCTTCTCTGGTGAGGAGTTCGTTGGGCATCAGGCGGCCACCTCCTCCCGCAGCCGCGCCTCGTAGCGCTCGGCGGTCCGCATCGACACGCCGACGCGCCGGGCGGCGGCCTCCTTCGACTCGCCGAGCCCGCGCAGCCAGGCGTAGTCCTCGGCCCGGCCTGCCGCGACGGTGCGCTGCCTCGGCCGGGCTGGCCGTCGCGGGCGTGCCGGGCGTGCCCTGCGGGCCGGCGGGCGCTGGTGCTTCGGCTCAGCAGGCGGCGGGGTCCACCCGGACGCCCGCAGCCTGGCCTCGTACTGCGCCCCCGTGCTGCGGGCCACGCCCGCGCCGCCTGCCGCCCCGGCGACGGTCTCGCCCGCGTCCCTCAGTGCCCGGTAGGCCGCGAAGTGCCGGGCCGCCTTCTGCCGCCATGCCTCCTGGGCAGCGGCGACCTGCGCCGCGCTCACTGCCCCGCCTCCGCGTCGAGAGCCAAGGCGTCCTCAACCAGCGCCAGCAGCGCCGCGCGCCTACGCGAATCGTTCCGGTTGCCGTTGAACATCTCCGGCGGGATGAAGCCGGCCCACTGGCTTGCATAGGCGTAGCCCAGCGGCTCGGCCAGCAGCCGGGCCGACAGCGGCGGGGTGTCGTCGTCCTCGGGCGGCTTCGAGCCGAGCACCAGTGCGCGGCGCGACTCGCTCGCCGCCGCCGCCTCGGTCAGGGCCGCCTCCCACATCCGGTGCCAGCGGTCCGGGTCCGGGGCCATCCGCGGCCGCAGCGGGATGACCGGCGCGACAGGTGCTTCCGGGACGCGGCACCGGTTCCAGATGTCGGCGGGCATGATCTGGCTCGTGGACTCCTGGTAGTGCGCGACCACGGCCGCCATCGCCTCGTCCAGGTCGAGCTGGTAGAGCGCGTGGTGCCACGAGTCGGGGCGCTCGGGCGCGGGCAGCCCGTAGCCGCCGGCGAACGCCAGCAGGTCGCTGATCTCGGCCGGGCTCATGCCGCCGGCATCCTTCGGTCATCGCCCGTCATGGGGACCACGACGCACATCTCGGCGAGGCGGCTGGCGGTGCGCTTGCCGGTCTGCTCGGCGAGCGCGGCCGGCGGCAGGTTGCTGGTGACGATCAGCGGGCGGCAGTGCACGTAGCGCTGGTCGATGATGCTGTAAAGGCGTTCCTGCGTCCACTCGGACGCCTTCTCCGCGCCGATGTCGTCCAGCGCCAGAAGGTCGGCGCCCTGGCAGTCGCGGATGCGCTGCCGCCCGTCGTCACCTGGCCGCAGGTCGTCTAGCAGGTCGGTCATCCGGGTGAATATGACGGTCGGCCCCTGCCTGCCGTACCAGTCGTCGGTGACCGTCGAGTCCGGCACGGTGCCGGTCGCGAGGCACCAGGCCGCGAGCGCCGCCCACGCCGCGTGCGTCTTGCCGGTGCCCACCGGGCCGGTCAGGTACAGGCCCTGCGCCTTCTGGCCGCGCGCCGCCCACTCGGCGATCGCGTGCGGCGCGTCAATGGCGTCGCGGAAGCGGGGCGGCGTGAACGCGCCGATGGACCCCAGGAGCCTGCCGCGCTCGCAGGCCGCGCAGTTAACCGAGCCGCTGCGGCGAACGTCCTCGTCCGGGTAGATGACCAGGACGAATCCGTGGCCGTCGCACTCAGCGCTGACGGAGCCGGGATAGGCATCGATCAGGTTGGCGTGCGTGATGTTAGCTCCAGCCACGGTTGTACTCCTCATCGGTGAAATTGGTCGGGCGCGTGCCGTTGGCCGGCTGCGGCCTCGGGGGCTCGGGCTCGTCCATCCAGCACTTGCCGCGCAGCCACCGGGCGGGGGACTTGACGTAGCCGCTGAGGACGCGCTGGTCGGTGCGGTAACTCGTGGCGGCCTCGGTGAGCATGACCGGGTCGACGCCAGCGGCCATTACCGTCGCCCACACCGCCTCGGCGTCACCCCGGTCGACGTGCTTCGGGTACGCGGCGTACCAGGCATCGAAGCGGGGGTCGGTCCCCGGCTTGAGCCGCCTGCCGCGCTTAGGCTCAGCGGGCGGGGCGTCGAACAGCGCGTCCGGGCTTTTTGCGGGTTCTTTAGATTTTGAGGTTGTCTTTTTATCTTCAGTAGTGGGTGGTTTGGGTGAAGCCGGCTTCACCCCATTGGTTTCGCCATGGGGTGAAGTGGACTGCACCCCATCGGATTCGCGCAGGTCAGGGCCACGCGCCTCGCCATGGGGTGAAGTGGACTGCACCCCATCATGGGGTGAAGTGGGCTTCATCTGATGAAGTGGGCTGCACCCCATGTGGGGTGAAGTGGACTTCACCCCATCGACCGCAGGAGAGTGCTCCATCACGAGGTCGTAGACGACAGGGCGGCGGTGCGCGGGAAGCCGTGCGGCCTGCGCCTGGTCACCCCGCCTGATCAGGCCGGCAGCCGCGAGCGCGTCAACATCGTTCTGCACCTGCCGCCTGCTCTTGCGCGCGTACGCGGCCAGCGTCGCCTCGCTCGGGTAGGCGTTCCGCCCGTCCTCGTCGGCGTGGTGGGCGAGTCCCATCAGCGCGCCGACACAGTGAGCGGGCACGCCTGGGGCGTCCGTCAGTGCCCAGACCATCGCCTCAACGCTCATTACGGGGAGTGCCCCTGTCATCCGCATGCCGTCCCTGACTGTCATCATCGCGATGTCCGCTGTGATGATCCTACGCATGCGCTGCCGCATGCTGCAAGTTATGCGGTGGCGCATGCGTGCGGTGGTGGCGTGGTATCATGACTCCGGGCATGCGGTCGCGCATGACCTTGCATCGTGACGGCCGGTCACGGACACTGGGAGCGTGACGGACGTGGTAGAGGAGCTGAAGAGGCGCGCTGGCGTGGCCAAGCGGCAC